GTCGGTAAAAAAGTGGAAACTGTGCCACAAATCTTTATCGATGAAAAACCAATCGGCGGGGGGCCTGCGTTTGCAGCATTAATAAAAAAAAAAATACAATTAAATTTATAGGTAGGTTTTAGATACAACTGAGAATCAATCACTTACAAGAATAACTCTCATAAACCTATCTAAAATCAATTAAAATCACCTCTCTAATACAATCATACCAGTTAAATAGAGAAAGTGTCTGAAATGAGCTAAAAAGTACCTTAAATCGAAGGTTAGTATTTTTAGGTGATTGGAAAAAGCTGACTAGAGTAGTTGACCGGTTAAAACTCTGTGGAAATCCTTATAGGTGTAAAAAGAAGATTTTGGCCCGGTTTTTGCTATATCTTCTTTATGAGTTAAAAATTATGTATAACCACTAAATCACTAATATAATGATAGCAATATCCAACGATTTATTCAACAAGAAACTAAGAGAAAATTCAGACAACATCCTAAACCAATTATTAAGCGGAGAAGGAATTAAAGATTTCACATTGGTATTCATCTCAAGTAATCCAGAAGAAGATGCTAAAAGATGTATGCCAGAAATCCTAAAACGTAACCCTAAGATTGTATATGAAAATTCTAAGGGGTACAGAAATCAAGACAAATTATCACCAAAAGGATTAGATCAGTTAGTTGACAAATATAACACATCTAACAACATTCTAATTTTTAAAGACTTCCTAGATTCAGTTAATGTTTATGATAGAGCTAAGTGCAGATTCCAAACATTAATGCACGAACTAAGAAGCAGAAGATGTTCAGTTTTAGTTAATTATGATGTAGAAGAATTTAGAAGACAATCAGACAAAAACATAAACTGGTCATATAGAAAAGGAAAATCAGATGCAGCTAAGAGGTTTCATATTGCCCTTAGAAATCCAGAGAATGCTTATATACTTAACTTGGAGACTGAGAGATACTTTAAAGGTTACGATCCAAGAAATTATAAAAGCAAGAGATTACCTGACATTAAGAAAGAAGCTGATGCGTATAGAGAAAAAGTTGTTCATTCAATAGAGGCACTTAAGTCGTTTATTAGAGATATGAAATGCAACTTTACTATATTCGAACAACAAGACAAGGAGGGAATAGAGAAAGCTTATAACAAGAGACTAGGAACAGTTAATCTTAATATAGCAGGTCCTTGTGTTCAGTCAGATTTCTTTAAATATTCAAGTAGATCTAAAGCTGAGAAGTGGATGGATCCTAAGGAGTTTACTTTCAGGTCAGACGAAAATGGGAATATGATTGTACCTAAAGCTGTTCACTATAATTTAAGAAGTGCGCCTAATTTTGACAGGAACAAAGTATGGATGGAAGAAGGCAAGACTTTCACTAGATACGCCTTTGAACATGATGGGGTAACTCCTATTAGCTTCCTCAAGACTCACATATACCTCTTTACTGGAATAATTACACCGAGTTTGCATGTAGATGTCGAACTAAACTTAGACCCCACCTGTGAATTATCTGGAAGGTATTACGAAAGGTATATCCAGATGCTAAACTATTATGAAGGAAGAGGCCATATCTACAGAACTCACGAAACATCTAATATAGGATACGAGTTCATGGTTTTAGGTAAGATTTTTGACATGGGAGCTCAGTTAGATTTATCCTTCCAAACAATAGCTAGGTTAATCTTAGAGGAAGTAGGAGAAAAACCGCTTTTAGAGAGATTGAGAGAGGTTTTAGCAAATAAGAAAAAGAATCCAGAAAAGTTCCCTAGTTATGACATCAATGAACTAGTAGCACAAAAACAGAAAGAACTAAAACAACTAAAAAGATAAATTATAATATATGGACATGACACAACAGGGCTCCTCAGGGGTGGATATAAGGTCTACTCGCTTGATGGAGGTGTACCAGCAGATTAGTTCAGAAGACTCAATTAACTCTATGACACTGATCTTATCTTCATTTGAACGGAATACATCTTACAATAAAGTACTCCGGGATATCGAATCTGTACTAAACATTAACGGGAAGAATAGAACGATTATCAAAGAGTGGGAAGAGGATCAGAATCAGGAAGTTGATGAGGAAGGGTTAGAAATTGAATCAAGAAACTCAGCTATTAAAATGGTAGAGTCAACAGATGATATTATAACCAGAATCTTAGTCGAGGAGGTCAATGAGTTTATTAAGGAAGTAGAACAAGTGAATACACGACCAAATCTATTAAAAGCCCTCGTAGCTAAATTCCTGCAGTCTAACTTCTACTACAAGGAGAGCACACTGTATAAGCCTAAGAAGTATGAGCAGATTATTTTAGAGTTTAACAATTACCCTTCCCAGTTTACTGATTTTTGGCAGACAGGTATAGAAAGGTTTGAAGCTAAATTCCCTAAATCAAAACTCATCACACTACTTAAGAGACAGAATAACTTAGCTTTAATCAGGATAACTCACAACATTACAGAGTATATATCCGCACCACCAGCTGAGAGAAAATTATTCAGTGAAATTAGGAAGGAGTATCAGAAAATAATAAACCCACCTCTTCCAATCATTCTCAAGGCTTTAAATATGAACAAAGGGACTTACGAGGATAATATTAATATAGTTACAGGGAAGTTAGTTGAGAAATTAAATGACCCAGAATTGACTAAGAAGTTTAACCAGATAATTTTGAACTATGGGATATAAGGCGGTATCAGACCAGCGAATATTAGAGTTAGCTAGAGGGCAGCAAGTTACAACCTATAATGACTTTAACCTCAAGATAGGAGAAGCTAATTCAACAAAACTTTCACCGATTAATGGAGGGCTTTATGACAAGAACTTTTTCGGCTCGGTTTTTAGAGATAGATGTAATTGTGGCAACTTAAAGAATAGAATCAACATCACTTGTAACATCTGCTCTTCAACTGTACTGCCTTCTGATGATGAGGTTTACCGTTACGCTTATATAGATACAACGGTTTACTATTTACTCAGATATAAGGAGAAGAAGTTTTTAGCCTTAGTTCAAGATATATTAGAAATCCCAAAAGGTACAAGAAATAAAATCGACTACCTCTGTTTGTGTAACTATAAGTATGACAAGAAGGAAAACAGTATAGTATCTTCGCTTGAGTATATTGGGAATGAGATTTATACCTCACTAGAGGGTCTTATGGCTTTACTAGAGAAGCACTACCCAGATAAATTCAAGGAAGCTCAGAACTATATCAACAAGTATATCATCGTATCTCCTATTTCTCAAAGACCTGTAGCAATTAGAACGGTTAATGGAAAGAAGGAGCTTGCGGTATCGGGAGAATCTGTCATCTACAAAAGTATTATCTATATGGTTGAAATGGTGAATACTGAGATGAATGCTAGAGGTATCCCACTGGTAGATAAAGTGATGTATAGAAACTTGCTTAGAAAATTCGTTGTATCTCAAATTATGGCAATGAGTAAACTAAACAATCCATCTAAACAGAACTTTGCAAGAACCCAGCTGAAGAAGAGAATAACAAATTCAGCTAGGAATTACATCGTACCAGACATAACTCTAAAGGCTGACGAGGTTTCTATTCCAATTAAAGTAGCTTATGAGATGTTTAAGACAGACTTCATAGAGTACCTTAGGGAGAAATACCAGATTAGTCCTTTAGATGCAGAGATGAGGTATATCGACTTTACAACCTACAAGACTTTAGATGATTTTAGAGGTTGGGTCACAGATAGGAGAGTAATTATCAACAGGGCTCCATCTCTACATAAAGGATCTATTGGATGTTATAAGGTTGTGCTAAACGATAACTTCACAATGGGCTTAAATCCTCTCATTATTGAACCTTATGGAGCTGACTTTGACGGGGACTCTCTTTCAATAACTGCTGTACCTAAGGATTATACGGAATATGTTGAACAGAGGATAGGACCAGAAGCTTTATACTATCAGGAGTCAAATCTTAAAACCTTGCTTACACCTTCTCACGAGTTTCTTTTAGGGCTTAACCTTGGAAGTAGAATTGAGATGGGACCTAAGCCTATTAAGATTACAGATGCCTCACAGATAGAAGAGCTTTTAAATACGAACAAAATCAACTATAACACACCTTTAGAGTATAACGGAAAGCTTACTTGTTATGGTAGGCTGCTTCTCTCAACATACATAAAGGGAAATATAGATGACTTAATAGGAGAAGGTATGCCAATCAATGCAAAGAATATCCTGGTGATTATGGAGTATATTTCAGTTAAGTCAGATAGGTTAGACATTATACATAAACTTGCTTCTTTTGGTTCAGAGGTTGTTAGATTTAAAGGAGTAACTTCCCTGACGCTTAATGAATTATACCTTGATCTAGATACTAGTTTACATAAGGAGATGGTTAGAATTAAGAATGATGAAAGCTTATCTCCACAGCTGAAACTAATTAGAATATCTGAGGCTTATAAGAACTTTACTGAACAAGCTAAGGATTCACTTACACCCGCTATTAAAGATAGACTAGAGAGTTCAAACCGGATTAAGATGAAGCAAGTACTCGATCTATCTATCCCTAAAATTACAATATCAAATGACGGGGATATAGATGTGATGGAAACGAATCTCTTAAATGGACTTTCACCTGATGACTACTACTCTGATGCAATAACAAACCGTAAAGTAGTGGGGATTAAGCAGGAAGGTGTAGGTGGTTCAGGATATTTAACTAGACAGCTGGTAACAATTGGTAAAGGGTTTAAGTTTCAAGATAAAGAGGCTCCTGGAAATAGTTACTTAGAGGTTGAAGCTTCGCCATACTATAAAGGAAGACTTACAATAGAAGGGCATGAAGTAACAGAGAAAGATTACGGGAAAATAGTTAAGCTGCCATCTTGTATATTTAATAAGGACACCAACCTATATAGAAATCAAGTGTCACAATTATTGGATTATTATCAAGACAGTAACATTGGATTCTCGTTCTCTACAACCTTAACAGAAGCGATGACCCAATCTGTACTCTCTATTAAACACAACGCTACATTTAAGATGATTAACGAAGGGTTTATACATAGAGCTAAGGCAGATGGGGAACTTACTGAGGTTACTGAAAATACGTATACGATCAAATATGGAGATATAACAGAGACTTATCCAAAGAGCAAGGAGTTTATCGTGAATCTATATAAGTTTAAGAAGGGAGATGTTATTGGGTATATCCATAAACTCCTCTCTCCTACTTACAAATTCGAGGCTATATCTAAACTTATTGATACATTCCCGATTTCGCTAGGTAACAAGAATGCTAATAACAATATTCAACCATCAGTGAGTTATTCGCCATATGAAGGTATTATTAGTTATCAATTTTTGCCTCGTAATAAAATCGGTGTGTATATAGGAGATGTCATGATTAATTCTCAACACTTAGATACACCTACTCTTTACTATTACCCAGAAGGAGCTAGAGTTCCAAGACATGCTAAGATTTCCTCTGATGTAGTAAGTATGAATAAGTATAGCAATCCAGAATTAACAGGAGATGAAGCAGTTAGAGATAGATATATGGTTTTCAGACAACAATTCCTAGAAGCTAATGGTAATGTAACTGAGGATCTTATCGAATTCTTATACCGTATTTGTTCAGTTAATTTAGGAGGACAACTTACTTATTCCGGAGTTAAGGGCGCATTTAAAGAACTTCCTGCTCTATCTAAGATTGCCTTTGGTTATGCTAATAAGACCTTGGATAATCTACTGGAGAATGAAGGATCTGAGAGAGAAGACCCACTTGACATTATATTTAGAAGCCAATTAGAATACAACAATTTACAATAACCATGATTTCACTTTTTATAACACGAGATAATTTAATAGTTAGTCAGTTTACGTATGAGGACGATGCAGATTTAGAACTATCTTTACCTGACGTCGTATCCAGCATAATAAACATAGACTTTACGCCTTCACAGTGGGAGAATTTAGACATACCTGCGATCAACACTATCTTAGAATTTCAAGGTTACCAAGACAGACTGCATAAAGTTAATCTTGGAGCTGAGAATATAGATGAGAAGGAGGTAATACTATACAAGGAGAATAACACTCTAGTAGTAACCAAAGATGAGCTTGTTAATCACGTAAGCCTCCTCTCTAAAGTAATTCCAGTAACTAAGGATATTTTGGAGTACTTTATTGAGATGAAACCAGATTACAAGAGATCAACTATGAGAGGTCTGCTTGATATACTAAATAAGAACTATGGAATGAACTATATAATCCTAAACAACTATGGAGGAGCACAGATTTAGTGTATGCAGGTTCTTAAGATGGGATGGATTCAACGTAGATAATTTTATTGAGGAGCTTAAGGGGGAGATAAAACAAGACTCCCTCAAGGTTTCCCCAAATGAGAGTGACCCTACAATGATGGACTTAGAAGTTTCAATCCCACCAGAACTTAGGCATACCGTAGAAAATATATTAAAAAAGTACACAAAAATATACACGTGGATCAATGAACAGCTATAATTTTTTCATAGAGAACAGACTCCCGGAAATATTAACATCTTACTATAACAGCCCATTAAATAAGAGAGGTTTTGAGGTGGTTAATATATCAGTCGTTCACCCAAAAGTAGAGTTATCAAGAGCAATAGAACTAGAGCAGACTTATAATTACGAACTCCTGCTAAACTACACAAATAGAGAAACAGGGGAGATGCCAGAGCCTATTGTGATTGAAGTTCCTAAGATGGTTAACGATTCCTTTATTATCTTCGGGAAATACAAAACACCTACTTTAATGCTGGATAACGATAGAAATGCTAGGTTTTATGAGACTCAGTTCGTTATTGATCCAGATAAGACCTTTAACTACGAAACAGGACTCTTCAAATATATAGACAGTGAGGGGAATGAAGTAGTGATTGATGTTAATGCTATAGAGGAGTTACCGGAAGAGGCTAGAAAGGTTGATAAGAGTATACTAAAGAAGATTGAAATTAAGTTTAACCTGGATAAGCCTATAAATGAACTAACTAAAGATCTACTCATTCAAGCTAAGGAGAGGTTCGCAGGTTATAATGACAAAGTTGAAGACCATATCCTAGACAAGAAGGTTTTAACGGTTCAAGCTGGTTTAGTTAATTTCATAAAGAGTCACAAGAAAGAGATCTACACAAGAATAGCTTCAGATTTACCAAGGAGAGGAAAGATCTATGCCAGTGAGATGAACAAGTATATCCGTAAGTTCTTTTCACATGGAGGTATGATCGATAACCCTTCTAAAGTAAACTCTCTGACATTCTCTGCACTCTCAAGAAGGATTAAACTTTCAGAGTACACAGAGTATAACAGAAGCTTAGTAGACATTATAGACCCGATTAGAACTCCAGAAAATGCCAATGCGAATATCGTGAACGAGCTTAATGTTTGTTCTGTTATTGATGAAGATGGTGGTATTTCTATTAGAGTTCATGAGTTAGATTTTAAACCAATTATTCTTCCTTATATAGACTACTTTGATGCGTATATAATTGACAACCAGAGTGTGGACTACGTTAATAAGAAAGTAAATCCTAAGGTAAAAGTAAGAAGGAGAGGTGAAGTAATTGGAGAGTATAAGTTATCTGAAGTACCTAAACCGTGCTATATAGATGCTTCTGCTGATGATAAACTTTCTTATTCAACTAGAAGGATACCGATGATTAACTATACAGACTCAATTAGGGTATCAATGGGAGGAAACATGAGTAACCAAGCTGTTGAACTTATAAACCCAGATGTACCAGTAGTTAGTTCAGGACATGATGATGGAGCTAAGTCTCACCCTTTAAATATCTATGCATTATCTTCAGGAGTAGTTGATTATAAGGATAGAAATGTGATTAAAATAAAGGATGAGAAAGGAAGGTCTGTTGAGTATAGATCCCACTTAGTTAATTCCATGTATGACCTAAACGTTGTGGTAGATCCTAAGGTAGAAGTAGGTGATCATGTTAATATTGGGGATACGATCTTTGCACCTAGGAATATAACCTCTGAGTTTAGATTAGGAAAGAACTGTAGAATAGCCTTCATGCTTCACGGTAATAACTATGAGGATGGGGTAATAATGGGTTCTCACTTGATTCCTAAATTCGCTCACATTGCAGTTAAGGACTATATCTTCATTCTAAAACCTGAGTCTGAGCTTACTTCTATTATGGATCTAGGAAAGGCTGTAGAGGAAGATGAGCAGATACTTGGAGTTAATGAAAGGATGTCAACCGAGGATTTAGATTTCTTGGCTGGAGCTGTGGATTATGGTAGAGTAAGTAAGCTAAAAGGATTCTTCATGACGGAGGGTCTAAGAGTGCCTAAGGATTTTGGAAGAGGTTACTTTACAGATATTATAGTTCAGAAAGGGAATGTAGAGTCAGATCCAAATACAGAGCAAGTTATTAATGAAGTATTTAAGAGGTATAAGGTAGCTAGAAAGGAAGTAGCAAATATAGGTGAGATTCCAGAGAGCTACTTAAACTTGCCGATGGAACAACCAGAACCTCCTCAGATAGATTACAAATACATGATTAAAGTTCGCTTATTACAAGTCAATGAACTCAAGGTAGGGAATAAGATAACAAATAGGTATGGAAGTAAGGGTCTATGCTCACAAATTATTCCTGAAGATGAGATGCCAAGAACAAAAGATGGGCAGTTGATTGATGTGATAATGAATGCGGACAGCACCGTAAAGTCGACTTGTTGCGGTGGGTAAACCTTGTGAATTGCTGGGATATCCTACATGTGGTGGTGAGGATAATCAGCAGCCCTTATGGGTTCAACGACTATCGAAACTGTAGTAAAGGAGTAGAGTACACTTAAGCGAGTGGAAGCGCAAGGATAGAGGGTTAAACCTTTATGTGATATAGTCTGAACGTCCTTAGAAATAGGGAGCTGGAGTAATTTCCGGGATAAGAAGTAGCGAGCTTATCTGAACATAATTGAGCAAGAAAAATAGTCTCTCAGCTACTTGAACTAGGATTATCTAACTTATCAAGAGCGATGTATGCCAAGTTTGATAAAGATAGAAACCCTAAAGTAATGAGAGCAGAACTGAGTGATATAATAAACCCTAGACTAGCCTCTTACAGTGATAAACAAATATTAGAGCACCATGACAATCTTAAGGATAAACAGATATACCCAATAGTAACAGGAAACTTTGCTAAGGATATGTCTTCTAAATTAAGGGACTACTCTAAGAAATATAATGTAAGTCTAGATGGGGAACGCTTATACACTAAATCAGGAAGACTCTATACGGAGAACAAGATTTTAGTAGGAGATATGTACCTTATGAAACTCTACCAACTACCAGAAAAAGGAGCTAAAGTAACTTCTGATAACATGAAAGGAAAGAGACCTGTACTTGGAGCTAACTTTAGGAATGAGGGACAGAGTTTAGGAGAGATGGAGTTCTGGGCTTACTCAGCAAATGACCTCTCTGAACTTTTAACTTACAATAGAGATAGAACTAAACTACAAGACTCAGCTAAATTCCTTACAGAGTTGTTGAAGCTAGGGTTAGAGTTTGATGGAGATTTAAAAAATAAAAAACAGATAAAATAAGATATGCGTGTATTAAAATTTGGAGCTTCGTGGTGTGATAAGTGCTCCGTATTGTCTAAGTTAATTAAAGAGTCAGACTTAGATTTACCAGAGATTGAAGAGATAGATTTAGATGAAGAACCTGAACTAGCTGAGAAATACGGGGTTCAGACTTTACCTACGATTTGTTTTGTGGATGATCTAGGTAAACTCCTTAAGAAATCGGCAAGAGCAGCTGAGACTAAACAACCACTTACACCAGAGATCATTTTAAAAGAGTATAACAAGCTAAGAGAAGAACATGAGTAATCTAGAGTTAACAAGAATAAAGGTGCTGGTTAAGAGAGATACGATGGATACAACTTTCTTAACTGTAGAGGGAAACTTGAAAGAAACTGGTACGATATTTGCAGTAGGAAAAGACTGTGAGCACTTACAACCGGGAGACAGAGTATGGCTAGGACACAGAACTGGAGTAAAGTTAAACTACGAAGGTGAAGAGGTTGAGCTGATGGATGAGGATGAAGTTTTAGGTAAGATATTAAATTAAAAATGATTCAGGTAGCATTGGTTGTAGCAGATTGGTGTAACGGTTGTCATAAAGTCTTAGAGAGAATAGAGACATCCGACATCAATCTTCCTTACCTGAAAATAGCGGTCTTTGAGGAGAACTTAGAGCTGTGTAACCAAGCCGGGGTGAAATCAATCCCTACAGTGCTATTTTTAAGTCATTCTGGATCTGTTCTCGATCGAATTGATAGTGACATAACCCCAGAGAAAATTGAAGAGAAATATAAACAAATAAACGAGAAATTAAAATGAAAAAAGGAATTATCGCTACAGCTTTTGCATTATTAGTATTAGTGAGCTGCAGCAAAGACGAAAAGAAAGAAGTAGAAATAACAGAAGAAGTAACAATTGAAGCTATTAAAAACGACTCAGCTTACTTCTCTAATGGAACAGCTGCACCTCTTGAATTAGCAGGAACAGATGTAGCAGAAGGAGATGTAGTAGAGTTAAAGTATGTAGTTAAGAAAAAGAAATAAGGCTTATGAGAAAGGTAATTGCAGTTTTAGGGATCACTCTTAGTTCACTGGCTTATTCACAACAACAATATGCTTCTTATTATGGTGACAACTTTCATAACAGGAATACGGCATCAGGTAAAAGGTTAAATATTTATGGAGACCACTGTGCACATAAGACATACCCTTTTGGAACTAAACTTTTAATAACAAACACAAATACTGGAGCTACTGCCACTTGTACTGTAATTGATAGAGGTCCGTTTGTAAAGAATAGAGTACTAGATCTTACAACGACAACTTTTAAGCAATTAGGTGGAAAACTTAGAGATGGCTTAATTCCAGTAATAGTTAAAGTTCATGAGCAAAGCTAGCAAAATAGACATTCAAACCCTCTCTTGGAATCAACATATTAGACACAGACCTGGCATGTACGTCTCGAATGTGGATAACCCGACTGTGATTCTAAGGGAGGTTATTGATAATGGAATCGATGAAGTTTTAGGAGGTTACGCTTCAAAGTTAGGGTTTAAACAAGTGGGGGATTTCTTAATGGTGTATGATAATGGTAGAGGTATGCCAATTAACCTTAAGAATGACCCTACAAATCCTAAAGTAAAAATAACCTCTGCCGAAATAGCCACCTCTCGTATGAATTCAGGTAGTAAGTATGAGAAGAGTGAGGTCGCAACTGGCATGAATGGAGTACATGAGTGCTCTCCCCTAGGGAAACTTAGAGGTAATAAAGTCCAAGAATTGCTGGAATAAACTCGTTAAGTAGTAAGTACCAAAGTGTGACAATCTTACTAATAGAGACAATCAGCAGCCTTTAGATTAACTAGGGGTTCAACGACTATCGAAAGGTTCGCCGAGTAGAGTACGCTATAAGTCAATAATGATAGTGGAAGCATGGACTACCCTAACGTAAAGCCGAGGGTAAAGATATAGTCTAGCCTTAGTGGAGACACTGAGAAGTTCATAGGAGAACTGCATAGGTTTGACGAGCCTGTGTGACTAAAAGCGAGGAACAAAAGCATCTAACGCTCTGTCTTCAACTTATGTATTATGCTCAAAGGTTACAAAGAATAACTACAAAACCAGCATAAAGAAAGTAGAAGATGCGTATAACAAGAATAAAGATGTTTACTACCTGATAGAGTTTAAAGAAGGGAATAAGGTTAAGGAAGATGTACTAAGTTTGGAGGATATATTTAAAAAGTACAAGTTGAAAGTGAAGTTGGAGTTTAAACCTTCTACCCTCGTATTCTTTAAACCAGATTATACACTTATCCAATCACCTAACTATGAATTACCACTTACAAACCTAGCTCTTGTTAAGTTAATTGTTAAGGAGACTACAAAGAAGGAGGTAGAGTATTTTATAGAAGGTAAGGAGGTTGAATATGAACTCTTTAAGTACCCTCTAAATATGACAATAGGGAAAACTAGACTCTTAACTACCTTTGATTTTGATACAGACTTAACTAAGGGAGTGTCTAAGGGATCGGTTAACTCACTTGTTGTTAATAGAGGTCTACATATAAGAGAGATGGAAAATGCTTTAAAGGAAGGACTTAGGGCTACTTATAATTTAGATGACGTTTATGTTCAGTTTGTTTTAAAAGGACTTAACTTGTCTATAATCCTCTTAGCTAATGAAGTTGGGTTCTCCTCTCAAACTAAAGAAAATCTCACTCAAATAGATGGCTGGGATAAGAGTTGTAGAGAGAAGTTAATTGAAGAGGTTACTAAGTTTTTAAAGAAGAATAAGACTGAGTTTGAAGAGCATATAGAGAGAGTTAAGGAGTTTACCGCTTCTATGAACAAACTTAAAAATATGGACTTCATTAAATCTAAGGTTATCCTCTCCTCTGATATTCGTAAAAGTAAAGGAGGTAAAGAGATTAGTAAACTTAGGGATTGCAGCACCAGTAACCGAGCGGAGGCAGAACTTTATATAGTAGAGGGAGATTCAGCAGCAGGTTCAATTACATCAGCGAGAGATTCTAAAATGCATGGAGTTTATCCGCTCAGAGGTAAGGTGCTGAACTGCCAGAATAAGTCTTTAGAGCAAGTATTAGAAAACAAAGAGATAAGAGATTTAATTAACGCTATAGGTGCAGGGATTAAAGGGTATGAGCTAAAAGAGAAACCTAGATTTGGAAAGATTATAGTCGCTACAGATGCTGATGATGATGGTTACTCTATTCAAGCTTTAGTTCTAGGAGTATTTGGAGAGTATATGCCGCACTTAATTGAGAAAGGATATGTTTACTGTTTAGTTCCACCTCTATATAAGCAAGAAGGAAAGTATTATTATGATGGAGAGGAGAAAGGATTAAATAGGAATAAGAAGTTCACTCGATATAAAGGGCTGGGTACTATGAACTCTGAAGATGTAGAAGAAACGTTAATTAAGAATAAGAGGCTGAAACAAGTTACTCTGGATGACCTAGATTATGCTAAAGAAATCCTTGGTACAACTTCAGCTAAGTATAACCTAATGAAAGAAGCGGGAATAATATATGGCTAGTAAGAAAACAAATAAAGTAGTAACCGAGTCTATTGGAGATATAGTTTCATTCGGGTATACAGAGTTTGGGAAATACATTAATACATCCAGAGTATTCCCTAGACTTCTCGATGGACTTAAACCTTCCTATAGACGTGGTATTTATGCATCTTATTTAGGAGGGAAGGATTATGCAAAGTCAGCTGAGGTTTTAGGTAATATGATGAAGTTCCACCCTCACTCTACAGATGGGACGTATGAATCACTGGCAAAGTTTACGCTCTGTGGTATTTTAGAAGGGGAAGGGAGTTTTGGTAGAGCTGATATTTTAGGAGACTCTGATGGTCCAGCTGCTGCTCGTTATACCGCTATTAAAGTATCAAAGAAGCTCAGAGCGATGATAGAGCCAGTGTTAGACCTCGTCCCATGGCAAGATAGTGAGGTGAATGGAAATATAAAAGAACCGTCATACCTTCCTACACCCTTTCCGTTATCCTTCTTAGTTGATAGGGTTTCTGGATTAGGGATTGGAGTTTCAGCCATCTTACCAACGTTTTCTATGGAGAGTATGTATGAAGCTTATATAACTAATGACCCTAAGAAGCTGAAGTATAGGACAAAGGGACTTAAGATTATAGCAAAAGATTCAGACTTAGATGCACTATGGAAAACAGGAAAAGGATATCTAACTTACCAGTATGCCAAAATAACAAAGGGAGATAGGGAAGTTCTTATAGAAGGCGACCCAAGTAGATTCCCTATTCAGTTAGATAAAGGTGGTAAAGGAGATGACAAACTATTTATGCAGTATAGAGAAGAGGGGAGAATCTTAATTGACAATCTCTCCGATAAATCAAAACCAGGACTTCTAAGAGTTTACCTTTCACCGGGAACTAGAGGAGTGGATATAGACTGGCTGCATAAATACCTAACAGAAAAAGCTACCCACAAGGAGACGTATATGATTAATGTTACTGATGGGGAGACTGTTAGAACGATAGGAATTAGAGAGTGGATAGATATAACTTACAATAACTACATTAACTTACTGAACTTAAACCGGGACAATAAATTAAAGAGTCTGGAGTTTAGTAAGAAAGTTTACCTAGCTATGCCTGAAGTGGTTAAAGTATTTCTAAAGGATACGAGTGTCACAAATGAACAGCTAGCAAAGAAGACTAAGGTTGATTTGGAGATCATTAGAGTTATTATGTCTAAGCCTATAGGAACATTAAGAAAGACTGATTCAGAAGCTAAGATTAAAGAGATAGAAAAAGAAATAAAAGCACTGAAGAAATTTAAAGCAGAAGAATTTATAAAGGAACACATATTTTAACACACAACAATTATGAGAGCTATTTTAGAAGATGTATTATTAGAGAACGGTTGGAACAAAGCAGATGGAGTCGTTAACAAATCAATCCGAATAGGTGGAGTAGAAATTTGGGAAGCTGAATGGTTAGGAGGAGAGCTACTAGGAAGAGTGAATGGAAAGATTAGAAATATCGTTACACTGTTTGAGGAAATGAAGTTAAACAAGACCGTAGCAAGAGCCGCTTTTCTTAGTATCCTCAGACCGGCTTAGACTGTGGGAAAAACCTTATATATGAGAGAGGAACTACAGGAGGGTATATTTGGCGGTATCTTCCTGTTCTTCTAATCTCAAGTGTAAATCAAATAAGTATAACAAAAAAAAAACAACATTATGAGCACAAACAAAAACAAAACAGGAAAGTTAAACTTGAACGTACAAATGAAACAAGCTATCGATTTAAGTTTAGCTTCAGGAGTACCAGTTTTATTCCTATCTAACCCAGGGTGTTTCACAGAGGATACCAAAGTTACAACTGACAAAGGAGAACTAACTTTTGGTGAACTTTTAGAGAGACATAATCAAGGAGAAAAATTTAGTGTAGTTTCTTGGGATACAGAAGCTCAACAAGAGATTAACCCAGCTATGAAGTCAGCATTTATCACTAAGGAGGTAGATGAGCTTATTGAAGTAGAGTTAAGTAATGGGGAAGTTTATAGATGTACTCCAGATCACTTACACCTACTTGCTGACGGAAAGACTTGGGTAGCTGCTGAAGAGTTAACTGTAGGTCAAGAAGTAAAAGCGTAAAATCATGGAAGAGATAAGCAGACTTTTTTATGTGAATTTCAGTGTTAAAGATTTAGTAGAATATACCGGTGGAGATCAGTTTATAGATTCATTTCTCCAGACTAAAGGGTATAAAATTTACAACTTCTTTAATAACCTGACAAACCAGCACTACGTAGGAGATAATTCATCAACTATGCAGGAGCGTCTGTTTAACTCTCTATTTGGACATTTTACCTATTTAAGAGAAGAAGATCATTTTAACTATGGTGTAGAAGGGAAGTATCTAGATGTATTAGAGTACGGACCAGAGAACTTTTACATTAGAATCTTACCACCTATTAATGGACACACTTACGATCAAGAAAAAGATGAAGAAGTGTGGATTAGTAGGCTTAATGCTTTTGTAGGAGATTTAAATGAGCTTAACCTTCCGGGATACAATAGAAGTAGAACTGGAAAGGGAATCTATTTAAATGAACCTATAAGACATGAGAAGATTTGTGTAAAGAGTAAAGACGGGTGTTATAAATTCATTTTTCCAAGCGAGCTAACTGAAGAGTTTATAGAGGTTGATTCAAGGGAATTTTATTCAGAGATGGGGAAACGGGGTATGCAGACTCACCGGGAAAATGGAACACACGTATTTAACAAAGCTCACCAAGTAAAACTACAGAAAGCTGGACTTAAATCTCAAAAGGAAAATGGTACAGGAATCTACAGCCCAGAAGTTAGAGAGAAGGCTTTTCATAATAGTCGTAAATCTCTAAGGGAAAGGAAAGTAGGTAGCTGTCACGATCCAGAGATTCAAAAAAAGATTAGAGAATACGCCACTAAGGTATCATTCTTTAATAGACTCAATGAAAGTATCCAGTTAATTTATGACATGTTTTACAGAGGGACGCCAATTAATGAGCAGAGTTATAATTACGTGAAAACAAACAAACACTTCTCGTATAAAAAACTTCTGGTAATCCCTAAAATTATACCCCTCATCATAGTCAATAACTTAATAATAAACAACAACAGTACACATTATGGAATCAACTAAAATAACAGTAAAAAGCATAAAAAGAATCAAATTAGAAGCACCAGTAAAAGTATATGATTTGGAAGTAGATCACCCGAGTCATAACTTTAAATTAGCCGCTGGGAACTTCGTGCATAACTGTGGGAAAACTACAATTGTTCAAAAATACGCTAAGGCTAATGGATATGGGTATGTGGGTATTAACGGTGGTGAGTATTCTCCTGAAGATATCCTAGGTTTCCCAGTGAATCAGAATGGAGAGGCTGTAAATCTAAAGCCGGACTGGTTCAAGAAAGTGGAGGAAGAATCTGCTACTCATGAAAAGGTAATATTGTTTATTGATGAGCTTACTACCGCTTCTGAGTATGTACAGTCTCCACTCTTGAAGGTGATCTTTGATAGAATGGTTGGACAGAGAAAGTTACCATCAAATGTAGAGATTATTTCTGCGGGTAACTATCAAGAGAATTTAGGACAGAACTTTGACTTGATCTCTCCAATTATTAACCGATTCATGGTGTATAACTTAATATCTGTAACAAAAGAAGACTTCCAGTTGTTCCTAGACGCTGACTTCGCCGCTACAATAGACTTTAGGGAGTCACCAGATGAAGTAGAGGTTGATGAGAAGATAATTCAAGAGGCACTTATGGACTACATCGCGGCGAAAGGGCTTAGTCTAGATGTAATGAATAATACTGAGCTTTCTGATTTATATAGAGGAAGAAGTAGAGTGTTCAACCCGCCAACATGGAGATCTGTAGGTAGACTTAAACCGCTTCTACATGCCGCCGCTAAGAAAGGATTACTAGGGTCTATGGTAACTAAAACTCTAGTAAACGGACTAATTGGATTCTTACCTGATAAAGAGCTTCAAGGTTCATTCAACGGAGATGTGGGAGAAACTTTGATTAACTTTTTAAAACAAAATCCAGCTCTATCTAATCTAATGAAGACTGCTGTAACGTTTAAAGATGTTGAGTGGTTCTTAGATTCAAATATAGAGAAAGGAATTGATGAGGCTAAACTTCAAGAATTCCTAGAGATGTTTGACAAGGACAGTAAGATCTTAACATTTGGTGAGGCTGAGAAACTGATTGATAACTTCTCTTCTAAACTATGGTCAATCAAAACAACTTACCTTAAACCTAAATTAGAGAATAAAGAAATTAAGCCAGCGGACAGTAAAGCTTATATCAGCAAGTTCTCAGAAGGTATTAACAAGGTGATTGATGTTCTTGAGAAATTAGCTAAGAAAGATGATATTCATGAGCACAACATAGTTAAGAACAAGAGAAAGTCAGTTGAATCAGTAAATCGTATCGGGTAGTCATGAGAAAGGATTATGTAAAGAAAGTGGATGAGTTTAACAGCAAATACTACGTTAACTACATCTACGAAGACATTTCAGATAATTTAGATCCGAGTCACATGGGAGTTTCTATTGCTGGGTTAATTCAAAAGGACATAACTCACTGGAAACTATTGATGAGGGAGTCTGAGTTTGAAGGTAAGGAGAGCAAGATAAGAGAGAGCGTTATATATCATGAGTATGGACACGCTTTCTTTGCTCACCACCTCCTAGCTTATAAGGGTTTAAAGACTCTGGAGGGAATTATTAACAAACCTGATTATGTAGAAAGGATGGCCAAAATAAGCGGTCGTCCTAAAATCTACATAAAGGCTCTTCTATCTAACCAGCAGTTCATCTTTAACCTTCTTAATATTGCTGCAGACTGTGAGATTAACTCTAAGATCTTAACTCTGGAGGATGTAGAAGCTATAGACCAGGCCTTTGAAGCTGACTCTATCCACCCGTCTAAGTATGCATTTCTTGAGGGTAAAACCTATCTTGAGTATGTAGAAATGGTAGCTGAGTATCTAAACTTATTCCTACCACCAAAACAACAAGATCAACAAGGAGGCGGAGACGGACAACAGGGAGAAGGCGAAGGTGATGGTCAAGGTGGAGGTTCTGGAGAAGGAGATTTATCTGGAATGCCTGGCTCTGGTACTGGATCTAACTTTATTACACCTGATATGATAGAGAAAATGGTTGATGAAGGTTTGATAGATGAAGATGGAAACTTGACAGATAAAGGTAAAGAACAGATGAAGGAGCTTAAGAGTTCTGGAGGTGAATCTAAAGAAGGTCAAGGAGAGTCAAGTGGAAATAATGGTGAGGATGGTAATGAAGATGGGGGAGCAGGAAAGCCAGACCCTAGATTCCAAGATAACGGTAGAGGGAGCTCAGGAGGAGCAGTACTAACCAGGAATACTCAGAATATCTTAAAGTCTATGGATGATTTGTTTAGAGACTTGAGAAATAAAGAGGTTACTAAAATGACTACTACAAGAAACCTATTTAAGAATCAATTAAGAGGTCGTAGTGGTAATATGTACGTTCCAGCTCTTAAGATGAACCCAGCTAAGGTAAAGGTTGAACAAATGACCTTCCTTGTTGACGTCTCCGGTTCGATGGATGAGCGCTCTATTTTTGGTATTATAAACGATATCGCAACTAGAGTGAAGAAGATAGGTCTAGATAGGGTTAGGCTTATTACATGGAATACTGGATTTGTACAAGACTTGATGATAAGAGATTTTGAGCCTAAGAGAGGTATGCTTCGTATTGGAGGCGGTACTGATCTAGCTAAAGGTTTAAAACATATCAGAGAGCTTGACGAGGGTGTTCCTATTGTGGTAATATCTGACCTTTGTGATGACATGAAAGCTTGGAATAGAGAGTTCGATAAAATAAAAGATCCCAAGTATGTTGTTACTCTAGGCTGTGTAAATAAAAGCGATGTAAAAGCCATAAACAAGGATGTGAAAATCTTTGAGAGCGATTACGATTAATAATAAATAAACCTTAACTAACTTTATAATAACATGATTTTAAGTATCGACTGTGGGTACGGACACTTTAAGTACTGTATCTACGATGAAAAAACAAGTAAAATTATTAAGTTAGATAAAGAGGTTACAGGTGTGATAGAGGTGCCAGAAGGAGATTCATCCATGGTTACCTCTGTTGCAACCTACCACCACTTCGATGGAAAAAGGTATTTAGTAGGTGAGCTGGCGACAAAACTAGACCGGCTCCCTATTGATACTTTAACTTACGAAGGATTCAAGGAGGTAGGACCAATACTAATCTCTTATCTACTTAACAAATTCCAATCAGAAGGTATTGAAAAGATCGCTTTGGGGTTGACCCCCGTGATCTGGGATAAGCGTGAAGATTACAAAAGCTATATCTTAGAGAAACTTAATTTGCCTTCAGAAAAGATAGATATTCACGTTCAAGGTCTTTCAGGTCACGCTACTTATTCACAGTATGGACTAGATATAAACCCTGATGGAAAAATCTCTATGGAAGCTAAATCTGCTAACTATTTTGGACTGGACGTTGGATTTAATACGATAGACACTTACCTTGTTTTAAATAACTCTCTTCTCGATTATGGGATTAAAGGGTTTGCAAATAAAGGTGTAGTTCTTGTAGCAAATAAAATTAAAACCCACATCTTTGAACACCTTGGAATCTCTATAAATGATGTTGAAGCTAAGGAAGTAGTAACGATGGGAGGCTATAAGAAGAGAGGTAAGTTCCACGATTTATCAGACAAGATTACTGAGTTTATCGTAGAGTATTTAACTAGTACTTTTGAGATGTTAGAGTCCGAGTATGGAGATCAGTTTAACAAGGTAGATAATATTCTTCTATTTGGTGGAGGAGCTGAGATAATCAAAATCTACATGGAGAAGTCAGACGTTATTAGAAAGACTATAGCTGACCTTTATGGAGATGAGTTCCTATTACTACCAAAAGATAAAGCAGAGTATTACAACACAATCGGATATTCACTATTAAGCAGCAAGAAATAAGATGAAGACAGTAACATTTGTACACACCTCAGATGAATTAGTTTTAGAGGCAGTAAAGAAAGCACTATCAGAAGGGTACGGTAAGGAGTTTGACAATATATTAATCACATCCGAAGAACTACCTGAACCTGAAGAGAATTTCCTAAAGACCCAGTGTATCCAGTTTCAAGTTAAGAGAGATGTAGAGGCTATGATTTCAGCTGATACTATTATAATTGATACGAATGACTGGAATCCTTATACTTGGTTTACTTTAGGGATGGCTTATAGAGTGGCTTGGCTTAAAAATAGAAAAGAGCTTATTACAGTCGGAGAGCATAGCATAAGTGAAATCCAAAAGTACCTAGAAGAGTGGAATGATGTATATAAGAACTGGGTAAATGGAAATCCTGTAGAGTTTAAGTTTGACGTTAATAGAGCTTCAGATGTTCTTGCTTGGGTTAGACTTGGATACCTTTGGGGGGATGTAAATAATAACTACCACATTGTATCTAAACTTGTAGGAGACCCTCAGCCTAGTGACTACATTATTAAGTTCTTATCAACCGATGTAGCTTATGAATAATATGTTTGAGTTTCTGATTAAAAAGTTACACGTCATCAAGTTAGTTGTTTTAGCTCTTATTATTGCAGTCGTGTGGTATGGGTATAGAAGTATGGTGAGAGTAGAGCCTAACTATGAAGGTGTAATGATGTCTAACTTTGGAAGGAATGGGAAATCTGATTTTAAGGTGGTAACAGGGAGACAATGGACTCTGCTGCCTGGAACGAGACTATACCAAGTGCCTATGTTTGAGACTTCAGGAGATCCGGATCAGGTTACTATTTCAGCTAAAGATGCAGGAGTATTTACAGTTGATCCTTCTTATCAGTATCAGCCAATTAGAGGTAGAGGTGTAGATATTGTATTCAGTTATAAGCATCTTGGAGTGGAAGACCCTAAAGTTATGCTGGATAATGTAGAAGTCTCAATCTTAAACAAACTCGTAGTAAATGCCTATAGAGAAGAAGCTAGAGAGTATACTACAGATGGTCTAATGAATAACCTGAACGAGTTTGAAAAGAAGGTAGAGAATAGACTTAAGAAGGACTTTGAGGCTAAACACTTTCAACTAACTAACTTAACTTCTGGACTTAAACCTCCTAAATCAATGGAAGATGCTATAGAAAGGAGAAACAACATGATCCTAGAGAAAGAGAAAGTTCAGAACGAGTTGGAGGTTTCTAAAATGAATCTGGAGAAAGCTAGGATTGAAGCTGAAACAAACAAGGTTAAATCCAAAGGCCTAGATGAAAAGCTACTACAAGAAAAGTGGATAGACGCTATTAGAGAGACTGAAAATAAGGTGATTATAACGGATGGAAAAGTCCCAGCACCTATAATTATAAAAGAGTAAAATAAAGATGAACAACCAAACAAAAATATATCTCCTACTGCTAGTCATAACCCTGAACATACTTCTCATTGGTTACGGGTTTAATTATCGGCCAGTAGTAGGAATGGTTGTCTTCGTTTTAGCAATATTAATCTGGAGTTACTTTCCTTACGATAAATACTTTAATAAATGGAACAAACGGAAAGAAGAATAGTTGATCATTACGAGGATATGGCATTTGACTTACACTACCCTCACTACTTCAGCTATAGTTATGTTGGTACTCCCATTACAGTTAGGTATAAGGAGGGACAGTTAATTAAATCCTCACCTATGGACAAAGAACTCACAGAAAGTTTACCTAAAGAAGTCAATCCCGCTATTACAAAGTTAAAGTGTATGTTAGTGGAGAATAGGCTTGTTACAGGAGACTTTAGGGTTGTAGTCTATGATATATCGGTGAACTCAAAATTAGGGGTTAAATACGGATTCCTTGAGAGCCTAAGACCTATGAGTAATGATAAGTTTTGTGTTGGTGAAATATTTGGATTCCTTACTGACACACTTATAAAACCCACCATAGTTAAGATAAGAGATTGGGAAGGGTTTGAAGCTCGTATAGATGGGTTATGGCACTTTGGAGAGGAAGAGTTTATTTACAGCCTTAAGGAGAGAAAACTATTAGATGTAGAAGTAGAAGGGCTTAGCGTAACTCTCCAGTACGACCACGAGAAAGATATGCTTATTCCTCACTTAAATATAGCTGGGGATAGGATTGGTGGTAAATGGACTAGATTGGTAGAAGTTAAAGCGAATGACGTAGCTAAGAAAGGCGTAACAAAAGGGTGTAAGCTTATAGTAGATTGCAACGCTGAGATTGTGAACATACTAGAAAAGGGTGAACCTGAAGATATCGTATGTAAATGTGGAACTAAGCTAGGTAAAGAAGATGTTATAGGTAATTATTTTAAGTGTAGTAATGAAGATTGTCAGCAAAGTTGTAACTCTCTTATGTCGATGTATATGGGGAGAACAATAGACTCTGAGTACTTCTTTAAGCTTCTAAGACTGCCTAACTTTAAATTCAAAGCCCGAGTAAAAGAAACATGGTGCCTCTCAGATCAATTAGCTACAAAAGATTTCGAGAGTTACCTTAGATATTTAAAACAAGGAACGAACTTAACAAAGGCACAAGAGAAGGCAATAGAAATAAACGCACTTAGATTGTATAACTTGCTAAACGATGATTAAACTACCAGACATAGAACTCCCAGATAAGAATATAGAGACAAGTGAGTTCATAGATTATACGATTCACAAAGGTTATAAGATGGAGACTTCTGAAGACCCTTACTCTCTGGAAATGATACTGGTTGGTAAGAATGTAACAGAAACCTACCTATATAATCCTGTAACAAAAACATTAAGTAAGGTAAAAATAGAAGGGGAAGGTAAGCAGGAAGTTAGATGGAGTAGTTTGCTATATTTTACAGATGCTCCTATACTAGTCCTATCTCAAAGCTTATCTATATTCCTACTCTCTATTTCAATCTTCTTTACCTCTTTCTTATCTGGAGTTATTCTATTAGCGGCTTTAGTTTCAGTTATAGCTTTGGCAGATTACGGTTGGAAGAATCATAAAATGTCAAAAGTAACAAAACCGCTCTGGAAATATAAGAAGATGGTAATAGGGGTTTCACTTACAACAATGTGGACACTAACTTTACTAAAAATAATAACACTGCTAGTAAAATGACAAAAATAATTATAAAAAAGAGGGAGGTATTGCTTGGAGTAGTGAGCGTATCTTCAGAGGATTTTAGAGATGTTCAGCAAGTTGATGCTCTAATTAAAAATAAACTACTCGATAAAATAAGTAAACAGACTCCAACTTTTAGTACAATTCAGGAGCTATTCTTACACTATTGGAACGCTTATGGACTTGAGGTTTTCCCGTTAGACATTGATGGAGAACTAGAGCTTGTAGATGATATGACTTATGGGCTTGTTAGATTTCCACTAGATAATAACGGTATACAGAAAGGAATCATAAGACCATACCAAGCAGGAGGAGTAGCTGAATTAGGGAAAGTAGTATTAGATTATATGTACATCCCTTCAGAAGACTTTTTATCAGGTATTTCAGAGATGAGCTTAGATTTACCACTGAGAACTGCTGAGGTTGAGAATATGACTGAGTACTTAAGAACAAGAGGAGTAAATATAGAAATTGTGAACTACCATGAATAAGTATCTAATAATAAGCCACTATAACGGACTAGAATCTGATGGGGCTATAATAAAGATTGAAGAAGGAGAATCAGCATTAAACCACCTTATAGAGTATATTTCAGATAGGGAGGATTTAATGGGACAGACGAGACCTTATATCGATGCATTCAAACTTAAGGAACTAGATGAGAGCGGAGCGTTTAACTCTATAACTCTTGCAATGGCTCCTTATGGTTTTCAAGTAGTATCTGTTAATTATGAAGGGGAGATTGAAGATGACAGAGAAGACAAGTGGGTAGTAATCGATAATGAGAATAACGTAAAATTCATAACTACAGATAACATTGACCAAGAAGAGTTAGTGAAATTTGTTACTGTATGCCTAAGTTCTCTAAAGGTTTCTAAGACTATACTGAACAAAGAGGTGGAGAGGGTGAGAGCTAATAGTGACATTCTTAACATCGATACACTTTCAGGATTAGGTATTATTAACTCTTTATTGTTTACTCATGGTTTTAGATCATTCTTTTGTTAGTGCAGCAGCCAAGATAGGAGACGGGTTATACGGTAAAGGGTTCTTGAGATTAGAGATTATAAATGGGCAGTATATGCTTGTAGGAGAAGGTGTCATAAATGTAGATCATCTTATCAGGAGGTTTACAAGAGTTAAGACAAGTAAAGCCGTTTTAGCTCCTAGTGATACCTTTGCTTTATATACAGGTCTTAAGAATCTCATTGACTATTATAACCTAAGTATGACAGACGGTAAATTCTCTAATGACCTACTGATAAATCCAACAGAAAAGGGAATGGAGGTTTACGCGTTTATGAAAGATAGGGTGGAATTAGTATGCAAATTAGAGTTCTTTTCTTCGGAGAGTTCTTTTATGATGTGGTTACTTAAGGTGATGGGTAAGATTGAATAACAAAAGACAAAAATAGGGAGCAGCCCGGGGTTAAATTCCTCAGGTTGCTCCCTTTAACTTTATTTTTTTTTTTCGCCTTAGATACTCACATACGGCGTCTTTTGAACTTTATATTTGCTTTGTAGAGATGAAATAGTCTGTCCAAAAGTCTTCTGAAAATGTGGCATATCTCTGAATCTCCAGTTTCCTCCCCATTCCCATCCATACTTCTTAAATACAGCAACAATCTCTAGCCAATCAGCCACACCATCTTTATCTGAATCCATCTTAGCATCCCAACTTACCTTTGTTCCGTCTTTTGATAGTAAGCAGATATCGATAGCAAGACCGTAGTTATGATATGATTGACCTCCTCTTGCATTAGTTACGATAGATCCTTTTACAGTTCTACCTTGTGCATAAAGTTTATCTTGTTCTGCGTGTGTTCTAAGTGTATGGGTGAATCTTAAAGTGTAGTCACCAGTAAGTTTAGCTGATGCTTCTTCTAAGATTTGTTTTGCTTCTGTTCTCAATTTAGGATGTAGAAGCTCTATTCTTTGTAGTGATACTTTGTCTAACATGTTCTATTATAAGTATTTTTTGAATTTAGTCCTTATCACCCAAATACTTCCAGCAATAAGGATAAGTATAATAAGAATCCACCAAGGGAAAGACCGATTATCTGCATCTACCTTCTTGACTCGCTCGTGGGATTTAGTTTCCGTATCTTTCTTAACTTTGACTTCGCCCTGAGCCTTCTTATTTACTTTATTTAGGCTGTCTATTTTTCTTTCTTCTTTTGTCTCTACTGCTTTATCTGTGGTTTTATTAGAGTTTACATTAGAGATAGTTCCATTCTTTACTTTACCTTTATAGAGCTTATCATTAACATATACTTCAAATTCAGCTTCCTCAGTCTCGTTAATTGGAGTAAAGTAGAATTCGTCTGTGTTAATAAGTTCTTTTAGGTTCACCACTTCTTTCTTCTCCTCTACAACTTTATTTTTAACTACTGCTGCAGAGTCTACTTTCATTGAGGATACTGAATCAACCTTCTCTACGATTTCTTCTTTCTTCTCCTCCTTAAGCACCTTACGAGTTCCACATGATGTTAGAGCTATAAGTAAGGCTACCATTAAACTAAGATAAGTACACTTTTTCATTGTCAACTATTATAAATTTTCGTATATGACCTAAATAATACTCCTCTAAGACTAAAATGTATCTAGAGTGTGTAGCTCCTGCAGTAAGATTATCTACCCCTTGTTTATGCTGATCAGGTAAATTACTCTGTCTGTGGTCGTCTTTTTTAGGTATTTTATTTTTTACTATCTCCAGAGCCTTAAGAAACTTTGAGAAATCTTGGTTAGCCAGCTTAGTTAGTTTCTGTTCTATTCCAGCTACGATTTTCTTTTGTTTGTAATGCTCCTTCTTAATTTCTTTGTTTAGCGAGTCGATCTTTGCTTGGTTATCTAGAATCTGCAACACATCGTCTCTTACTTCCTTAGGTACTACTAGAGATTCTCCATCTTTTGTCACTAATACTACCTTATCACCTTCTTTAACTTCTAATTCTTTGCTCGTATCTTGTGCACTGCTAGTAAACGGTAAACACATAAGTAGAGCCATTATATTTTTCCACATAAGCCTATTTAATTAATTTGTTCACGTTTGTATCTACTTGTTCGTATTGATCTGTTATTTCTTTACTTTTCTCTAGTCCACCTTGTACATTCTCTATTTGGGTTGTTTGAGCTTGTTGTAGTCGGTGGATAAGTTTGATGTAGACCTCTAGCTCCTCGGCACAATCCTTCTTCGCTAGTTCTGCTATCTGTTTCTCTTTCTCTATAAGTCTATCTTCGTAGGTACCCTTTCCCCAAACTATAATACCTATGAGACAGATTACGAGAACAACTAGAAGCCACTTTTGAATATTGTCCGGAAGATCGATACCACCTAAACCTTGATTGCTTAGTTCACTACCAGAAGATCTATCCTCTCCGTTTTCCTCTGGTATTTGGTATTCTTCTTCCATCATGTCGTTTTTATATTCTTTCATTTTCTAATCTCTTGCTACTTTAGTTTCTCATTATCTTCACAAATGTTTTTTACGTCTAATCCTGCAACTCCTATGACTAAACTACCGGCTTTTCGTTTCCACTTATAGGTTACCTTCCCCTCTATCTCGTCTGTAAAAATCATATAATCCCTGTCAGAGCTTAGGAGTAACTTATCGTGAGCCACATACTTCTTTGCTGCCTCTTCCCCAAAAAGGTCAACATCAGATTTGTCTATCACGTCCGTCACACTATACTCATGCTCAAAAGATTTATTAACGTAGATGTAGTAACCCTGTTTATCCTTAAGCCAGTACGAAAATGGTGAATCCCAAGATGAAGATTCTAAGAGGGTTAATAGTTTCTCCTTCTCAGACATCTCTTCCCTTAGACGCTCTACCTTGTTGTTGAGCTTAGTGATATCGTGTCGTTGCATATTGATGATGTTGATATACTCGTTACTCTTACTTTGTTTAGTCTGTATGAGGTATTTAAAGATATAACCTAAGAGTATACCTCCCCCTCCCGTTATTAAAATATTCACTAAGTCCATTTTATTCATTCATATTTAGTTAGACAGGAGAGAGATTTTTGTTCTCCCTCTCGCTGTGCTTGTTGTTTTGGTTTTATCCGAATTGATTATCGAGATGACGCTCAAAATATCTAGACTCTCCTCCCTCTTCAGAATTTGTAAAAGTGTACCAACCTTTAACTTTAGGCCAATACAATCCAACATCGGTTTTTAAATACCTATTGCTAATATCTGAATCTGTGAGTCCAAGAAGTATGAACGATCCATTAGGATTTACTACATAAATAACACCTCCAACTCCGATCATTTCCCAAGTTACATTGTTAGAAGTATTTCTCAATTCCCACTGATTGACTTGATGTCTAGTATAATGATCTACGCCTGGCTCTGGAGTGTAATTTCCAGGATCTTCGCTATCTGGTGGAACTAACACTAACCCGCCTCCAGGTGAAAGATACCCACCTCCTCTAGGATTACCATCTTTAGTTAGGATCCAATTAACCCAAACCCAAACATCCTGAGTTCTGTATTTAGAATTAAGTCTATACAAAATGTCAATATCTGATTGAGTAGACTCTCCTAACTTAACTTTTCCAGTCTGAGCATCTCTTACTAAGAAGTCCTTAATTGCAGTATTTCGTTGATACTCCTGATCTAATACAGAAGGATTATCTCTTACATTTAAGTAGGAATTGAATTGAGCTGAGCTTGATAAGTACTTCTCGTTATTCCCTCCATTCCAAGCTCGGGTTGTATTCAAGAAATACATAGCTGAGTCACTAAGTTTATGAGTTAGTTCCGGTACTTCATTCGCTTCTACTGCAAAATCTAAGAATTGACGGAAAGTTCCAATATTTCTGAGAATCCACAATTTTCCAGTAGTTACCTCTTGTTTAGTTAGTGGATTCGTTAATATTAATTCTACTTTACCATTAACTTTTTCATTAGTATCTGGGTAACTTATATAAACCAATCCATCTTGACCCCTAACTACACTAGGTAGAGAGGTGGTATAGGTTCCATCCTGTCCTTTAGTTAAAATAAGTTCTCGTAAAGTTGCTCTACTTGTGAAACTTGATAATTTACCTCCCCCGCTATTCGCAAGTACTGAAGGATTATTTATTGGCATTATGTTAGCTACAAATTTTAAAGAGTCTTTTGAAAGTGGTGAAATTGGTTTAAATTTAAGAGTCATATCCATAGTAGTAGTTAAGGCTCTATTATCAAATAAGAACCAAGATCCCCTAGTTCCAACTCCGTCTCTAGTTTCTGGAATAGGTTTTAAATAACCTCTAGCATCTATAAAATCTTCAGTAGCAAGACCTCCCACTGTTTCTGCGGCTCTCATGTCATACCTAAAGTCTCGCATCTTAGATAAATCTAGGTATATAATCTCAGTCTGTCTAAAGCTCTTAACTCCATTAACCTCTACAGTATATAAACCTCGTATAGCTAAATTGTTTGGATTAGATCTTCGAGTAACTAACCTGTTCATAGTTAAGTCCTTGATCTTAATTCCACCAGAGTTACCATACCTAATTGACCAAGGAATTAATGCAGGATTCTTTCCAGTCCACATATTATCTAGATTATTTCGATCATCCATGTGAATAATTTCGAACCCAACTTCTTTAATTAAATTATTAGGGTCTACAGTGTCGTCATAAGATAAACCAAATCTAACTAAACTATTCTCCCCAATAACTTTAGATACGAAATTTCGATTCAACCAAGCTTCTTCATTTATACTTCCATTTGGCATTATGTACCCTAACATGTTAGTCTGAAGTCTCTCCCACTCTTCGTAAGAACTTCCTAGTGACATCTCATAAGTCCACTCAACTTTTCTATTCTCATCATTACTAGACGCTACTCTAAACATATCTCTGGATACATTTTGAGGGTCAAGTCTAGCTCCTGCTTTAAACAGATCTTCTCTTCCAAGCAAGTTAACCAAGCTAATAACTAAAACAGCATTAGAATGTATCTTTAATTTAAACGACTTAATAGCAAGTAGAGGAACATTATTATAGTAAACATCTCCTCCTTGTGCATCTTTAGCTCTAGCTCTTACATCAAATCTAATCTCCTCAATATCTTTAGCATTATTAAGTTGAGCTGCTAATCCTACATAGTCAACTTTAACCTTATCTCCCTCTATTGTAATGAAAGGTGCAAACTTCTGTGAATCTGCTGGAAGGTTAACTATAGAATACTGAATCTTACTCTTATCAACTGCCCCTTGTACTTTTGGTTTTAACTCGTAAAGAACTGGAGCTGTAGGGTAAGCCTTGTACTCTTTATATGCTTTAGTGTAGTTTATGTACTTATCTTCAACTGAGCTACTGTCTTCCCAACTAATAGATTTAAATAAGTCCTTAAGGTTGATATTAGTTGTATAAGGATCTGACCAAGAGTTACTATCAAAGCCTGTCTGGTCTGTATATATCCCTACTAATCTAATTGCATGATCCCCCGATAACTTCTTAAGGTCTACCAGTGAACTAATCCGCATCTTAATTGGCGTACCTACAGGATAAGCTTTATTAACTTGTAGCATCTCCTTAAGCTCTTTCGGTACTGTAGTAAACTTAACATGACTTGGAGTAAATTTAAGATGAGCCCCTACGTAAAGAGTGTTAGGAGTTATTGTCATCTCGTAGTTATGGTTATTAGAGTCGTAGTTAAGGTTTATAGTGTGAGATACGTCTAAGATTTCAGGTTTTAAGATTCGTTTAAGGGTCACCTCTGTAGTTACAACGTTTGATGGTAATTCCTCTCCATTATAGTCAGCGAAACCTTGAACCTTAACCTCCATTGTCTCATTATCCTTAGCCTCTATATCCTGTTCAATGTGGTAGATTTTAGGGTTTTGAGTATCTTGAGTGAATCTTGGTGCGCCTACTGCGGTTGCTCCAGTTACCACTAGTTTCTCCTTAAGTGTACCTGAATTAAATCTAATTGTCCCTGTTAAAGTTACGTTCTTATTAAGGTCAGTTGTTCTTCTTCCAATTACGAGTTTATCCATCTTAAGTAGTGGTGGTATTCCTGCTAGAGCTACTGCATTCTTATCGATAACTATAGTAATACGCCCTCTCTTCTCTGAGTTTGCATTATATAGTTTAGAATTAGGCTCATCTGTTGTATCTTTAAATATCGCAGGGAGCTTAGACTTATCGATTGTAGCTATTATATTTGTTGCGTCTACTGTTACATTTATAGCGGTCTCAGGGATCTCTTTCCACTTACTATCATCCTCAGAGACAAACGCATTAGTGATAGAAGATATACCATGCCATTTTGAACCTAAGTTATGTGGAATAGTTACTGTAGTGTCTGAGAAGTTATTGATAGTGTAAATTCTAGTTATACTTCTATTATCCAAAACTTCCATCAATACCTCGTAAAACTCTCTTAGTGATTTTGGAGTAACTACTGTCCCGTTTGTTCTTCTAAAAATTGGTATATCATTCTGGTTAACTGTACTCCAATCTGAGAAGTCCCCTATATCTAGTTTCTTTAAATTCAGTACTCGCCCTTGTGTTGCAGCTAAGGCATCTCTAGAGTTTGTACTATTAAGGTGATCTACTACATTCCCAAACGACTTAATAGAGGTAGTTAACGTAGCCATCATTTTCTCCATAATCCCTCTATAATCGTAAGGGTTGCCACCTAAGACTTTCATATGGACTAGCTTGTTGGAATCCTCAAAGTAAGTCCCATTTCGATAAGCAGGTAAATTTTGAGCTACAGTATCTAAGTAAGTATCTAGCGTAACTATAGTCGTAAGCTGCTCATCATCATAAGTTATAGCGGCTCTATCCTCAGGTAGTAAGAATTTAGAGACATCAACTGTTGGAGTATAGTACCCTTCCATTACAGCATCAGGAATATTAGCGTAAATACAAATCTTAGCTACACTCCTTTCTGTAAATAGTTTCCCTCCTGTTAGTTCTTTGGATAGGAAAGCTGGTACATAATTACTAACTCCACTAGCTTTATATTTTATCAGAAACCCAACGAAGGACTTATTATAGAATCGGTTAATGAACTCTAATTTGTAGTAGTCTCTGTCAATTCTATAAGCTGTAACTATATCTCCAGTCTCTCTAATTATATCATTAAAAGACCCAGAAACTAACCTAAATTCATTCTCTACTTGTGCAGGTGTAGTTGATGAAGTTAAAGGAGTTCTGTTGGATGTTATATAGTCTACTTCAAGTCCTGTTAGTTTTATTTGGTTACCACTCTCCCTATCTCGTTTAAATTGTAAGAAGGAAGAGGATGGTATTAATTTAATCTTGTACTCCGTCATAATAGTTCTAATTTTATTTTACCATTAAGTTCGTCTCCTGTTTGTAAATAAAGTCTATGCCCTACTACTACAGGATTCTTTATGCTTTGATTTTCTTTTAATCTACTATGGGTGAATGGATCTGAATGCCCTAGTTTTTCCACCAGTTGTTTCTTTTCTAGTATGTACATCTGGTCAAAGTTGGGGTTATCTATATCAAAATAATCCACCATATCATCATTCACTCTTAATATTACACTCTGGTCTAGGAACTTAAGCGTATCGTAATTATTCTTTGAAAATACTCTATAATTGTTAAACCCATTAATCACTAGTCTTAAGGTTTCTCTTCTGTCTCCAAATATAAAAAACCCATTACAAACATCTACAAGTCTATAATCTTTTCCTAATTTGTGAGCGAGTATCCTTGTATCTAGTTGTTCATATATAGGAGTTAGTGAGCAGTTGTATAGTTGGTTTCCTTTGAATGATAAGATTTCTGACTGGTGGAGTACGTGTTTAACTTGAGGGTCATCCATTACTCCGATAAGCTTATGATCTAGTGTGTAGAGCTCTCGTCCTTTTGGGTAGAATCTAGAAGTTATAAGTTTTCTATCCCCAGCTCCTAAAGTTACCTCTACAGACCCTCTACCTGAAGTTGTATCAATAGTCTCAAGGTCATCATACACACCTACAGTTATCCCAATATTCCCATTACTTAATTCACTTACTGCATATACCTTCTGGTTGACAAAATCATACATCACCTCAGAGTTTTTATCTTTAAGTATGTATCTAGGGTATGGGTTATAACTAGCAATCATATCTTTATTTCTTAAGTGCAGCCCGTCAAAGTGTGTAGGCTTATTCTTCTGATAGTAAAGGTCTAGGTCATTATTGGTTACATCACTTCCATAATAATACCTCTCAAATCTCTCTTTAGTTTCTCGTATTGTGAGGGATTTGTAAGGTGACTCTCTTTTATCATCAATTAAACTCTTATCAAACTCTAAACCTGAAAACAAAGGGAATAAATCCAGCTTAACTTCTCTCTTATCTGAAATCTTAGTTATTAGGACGTACTTCTCAACTTTGTATATCTTCAGTGGTGGGTTAATGTAAATCCTAGAGAGAAATGAAGAAGTTTGGTCAGCGTAATATTCTATAGCTGTTAAGTTTCTAATTCTCTCAGGGTAAGGGATGTCTATGGTTGAGGTTATGATTAGAGTTTTATTCTCCCACCTCGTTTCTATATGCTCTTCAGTCCAAATATCCCCCTCCTCGAATACTAACCTAGCAAATCTAAGGCTCCTGTTTAAGTCTTCTAAGGTCGTTGATGAACCTACTATCAGATTGTATATCATGTTCTTCTTAGTTCAAAATGTATGCGTCTGTAATAAATATCTTCTTCTTAGGGTCTCTTGATTTAATATGTAACACTCCCTCAACAATTACCGCATCTACTCCAAAATCCTCAGGTAAGTCTATTATAATATTCTCTGTCTCTTCTGGGTGGTAGTAAATGTATATCGGTCTTGTTTCAGTAAGTTTAAATAAGTATAACCCTTCTCCCAGTCTAAATGTAGTAAAGTTGAAGTAGGTATTTTTTATGTTGTTTAGTACTATTCTTGTTACATGCCCTAGTCGATTTAAGTAGTATTCAGCAGTTCTTAGAGTCTCGCCTACCCCATAAAAAGTATTCTCCCACAAAGGTTTTAAAGTATCGTAATCTGAGTTCTCTATCTTCTGAATCTTTGTATCATCTATGGGCTTTACTTTTGTCTTCTCTAGCTCTGGAAAATTAGCTTTAGAGACATAAGTGCCATAAACATAAGGTCTTCTGGTAGGGTATATTAATTGTTCAAAATCTCTGTTGTTAGCCATATACTAAAATCTTCTTAATGTTCTCAGGTAGAGTTGTTATATCTTTTCTCGTTCCTGTTATAGACTTTTGAGTTGTCCCTTCCATGTAGATTAGGGTTATAAAATCATTAGGCTCTACATTCTCTATTCTGTCATACACTTTAAACCCTTTCTCTTTTGACATGATTGAGTTAGCGGTTACGTTCATGAAGTTTGCCATCTCGACTATAGAGTTTATCATGTAGTTTATTCTATTCGCTACTGGCAAGACATTGTTCGCATTTAAGTGTACAACCTTCCATGGAGTCCAGCCTGATACTACTCTATTGATAACGGGTGAATTTGATGTTCTTATTGCAAGGTACTCATCTGTTATAAGCTCCTGTACAATATAATCATCACTCCCTTCAATAACCCTTAAGTAACAAGTCTCACCTACTGGATTCTCTACTATATTCAGCGGCATCTTTGGGTTTCTATATATCCCGGGGCTTGTAATTACCTCTAAGTCAACTGAAGAAATATCTAAGCTCTCCCCTAGTTTTGTATAGTGGTTGATTACCTGCCTTAGTATTCCTGCATTAAGTGGTCGCATGTCAGAATAAGAAGAGGTCAAATATTCATCAAAAGTGTTTATCATTCCATCTGCCTCTCCTGTTAAGTCATGCAAAGGTCTAAAATGCAGGAGGTTATTTGGCAGGATAGTACCTAAGTCTTCTCTTGCCATATCTGAGTGACACCTGTAGGCTAATTCATCATAGATCACGATATCCCCAATTTCATAAATGTGTTCAGGGTTGTAATCAAATAGTCCATAGTATCTTTTCTCACTTGTTTTCAATCTCATAGCTTCCTATTTGTAGTGGGTGGTAAATGTTATTGTCAATTAGAGAGGTGATTTTAAGTTTTCCATAGGTGAGAGTTATACCTTTAGGATACGATACTCCCCATCTCCACTTATCATCTATCTTCTCTGTATTTTCTCTAGCATTTCCCGTTAATTTAAGTTCATTTCGTTTATCATAGAATCCCTGCTTACTTGCCTTTATGTGATTAGCCTCTACTATTTTCTCTCTAAGGTAAGCTGAGGATACTACTTCTTTCTTTAAAATTTCATCTCTACCTACTTTTACTACTGATGCTGATTTTAGAGCTTTATGGTAGTCTATTATATTGTCATCATTCTGGAAGTTAGCGGATTGGATTCTTACTACTTTATAACTCTTCAGCTCATCTCTCGCTCCCTTTGAATAATCCTCTATAACATACCTAAATAACGGCTCATCTTTAGTTACCTCCTCTTCTTTATTAGCTTCTATTTCGTAAAGGGTAACTGTATGCTCATCATTTTTTAAGTAAAGGTTTAGGATATAGTAGAACTTGTTAGGGTCTGTGGAATGTGGAACTTGTATAAACTCAAAGCTCTCCTCCATAGAATCAGCTATATCTTGAGGGTTGTCTAAAATTACTCCTTCTATATAGCTCCCTTTTGTTTGGTCTAATGCTACCCTATCCAGTACACTTCTACCCTCTAGTCCATATCTCGTTAAGTAAGTGTGGTAATCGATGAAGTAAGAAGTATCAACCCTCCTAAGTATTCTCGATGTACCGTCTGAAGCTGCAATGTGAATATAGTTAGCTCCGTGTAATGGTTTGTCTGATTTAACGCTATAGTCTACGCCGTCCATTGTATATTTGCTTCTATTCGTGTAAATTTATCTAGTAAAACTCTCGCTGTAGTATTATTCTCAACCTCCAGTATATGTCTAAGCTCTTTAATAAGCATATCTAAACTCGTAAAGTAAAGCTCAAAATTAAGAAGGTCAGATATAAGAGTAAGCAAGAGATCTAGGTTTGTTCCTTTGTATGTTACCTTGAAGTGAGCCTTTAGTTTTAACTGTTCAGGACTATATTCAAATCCATCAGGCTCAGTAAATTCAATGTGTAAATACTTCTCTATAATCTCTTTAACTCTATATGTCCCTTTTGAAGCTAAGAAGTCTGCCAGTATATAGTTAGTTGTTGGTTTATCATATTCTCCTAAAAGATCTAGACACTCCATTAACTTTTGTACAGCAGGAACCTCAAAGCTCTTATCTATAGGCAGTTTACTTAGGGATAATAATAGTGACTCCCCCTCTTTAGTAAACCCACCATATAACTTCAAAAAATCCTGGTAGAGCTTATAGTTTAACAGTTCATTATCTAGTGGTAAAAGCATCTTGTTCTACGTTAATATTAGGGTTAAATCTTACAAACTTAGGTACAGCATTAGAAGTAAGGTCATTCAACTGTTCCATCTGTGCTCTAATTGCAGGGTCTATTGTTAAGGTTACATATTTTACACCCTCAAGTTTAGAAAGAGCAGAGTGTATATCATCTTGTCTTACCCCCTTTACAATCTTTCTCTCATAGGTCTTAAGTACCTCTCTAATTGATTCTTTTGTAATATGCTCAACTGAAAGGTAAGTCTTAACATCAATTAGTATAGGCACAACAAGTTCAATAGCAGGTGAAGCTGAAGGGATCTCTCCCAAGTAGTAACTCCTATCTATTTCAGTCTTAAAGTTATCCATCTCTACGCTTGAAACTTCTCCTACACCTTCTGATAATACGTAATAAATGTGTAGTCTATTGTTTGCTGCATTCCAAGTGTGTGAGGCATCCGCTACTGAAGTTACTAGTGTCGCTCTAAAAAGATCTACGATATCGGTATTACTCTTCATCACCCCATTAGAGAATATTTGAGCTTTTGCATTGTACTCTATATCTCTGGCAACTTCTTTAGGTATAATAGGTTCAACTAATCTACAAGACTCAAACCTCATACCGTTAATCTGAATTGAAGTTGATGAGCTGAGGATAGTTGATTCAAGGAGTTTAAAGTTGTCAAAGAAAGGATAAGACTCTACTTCGTATTTCTCTGCTGACTTAAACTGGTCTCTCTTATAAATCCTAACTCCGTAATCTTGAGTAGTAAGTGTAAAGAGTATATTGGAGTCCTTTCTATCTATGTGGTTCTTAAAGACTCTTGTTGTATCATAGTAAGTACTCGCCAAAGCATCCACCCTTCTAACTCTAATGTCTTCTGATAAACCTGTCTGTCCTAATTCAATATAAAAACCAGTCTCTCCTGAAAACTCCTCTACTTTCTTTCTACCTCCAGCTACCATTACTTTAAGAGTCGTCAAATTATTTAAGTCTTCTATAACCTCTTTATCTTCAGCTGCATATAGGTAGTAATCTCCACTCTCGTATACAGTATCTCCTATTTCGTAATTTTTAGCTTTAGTGGCATAGAATTTAACCTCAACAATTGGATTCTTTCCCCTATAAACTGAGTACATTCTATCCATTGCGTGTTGTATCTTAGAGGAGAGGAAGTTAGAGTTTGTAAGCGATTGTTCTTTTGTGTACCTAAGTAAGTTTAATTCATTTGTGTAAAGGGCATAAGCTATCATATTAGTAAGGATCGTAACGTGGTCTCCCTGTATTTGTAAATCCGATGCTAACTTCCCGATACTTGCTTTATATTCATCGATCGATCTCATGTGTCTCTATATTATCTCCGTTTGTTAAGGTTACTGTTATTGTACTCTCAGTCATATCTATTCCATCAACACTTAGGTTACACCCATTACGCTCATTGAAGATATCGATAAACCTAATAATCCTCTGACCAATAAACTCCCTAGATGAAGAAAGGTCTAACCCGTCCACTATCTTGTTAAATCCAAAGTCATTATCTAGAGGGACTGACCAGCTGTTAATTTTAAGCTCTACCTCCATTGCATCTCTAATATAACTGAGCTTACTTGGTGCAAATGAGCCGTCTGATTGTAAATATTTCATAAGTTGTTCTAAGTGTTTAAAGCTTGTGACATCTGAGCTCCACCAAAGGCTGTACCAGGAATCGCAGACATAGCTGTTACTTTTACTCTGGTTTGAATTGCTTGGTAGGCGGTCTCCATTTTCTCTTTTACTGCATTTGTTAGGGATGTGATTTTATTAACTAGCCATTCTTTTAACTGATCCATTTTCTTAGCAAACCAGTCGTTAAATTGATTGAAAAGCTTATCTGTAATTCCAGGAACATACTCCATCTCAATCTCTAAATCCTCATCTATACTCTTATCAATCTCCATAGTTAGTTTTACCATATCATTTAAGAGTATCAGTGGGTTCTTTAGTCTGGCATTAACTCCCTCTTTTATCTTGTTTACATTCCCTTCAAAGTTCTTAGCTATTTCAAGTCCCCTGGCTGCTGTATTTAAGTATCCTTTTACGTTCCCTAAGTGTTCTTTATATGGTGAATCTGCTTTTAATAGAGTACCTACTGAAGCGGACAAGTCTGTAGCTGTTCTAACATAAGCTGCAACCTCTCCTAGTTTTGTTCTCTTCTCTATATTCGGTCCCATCTCATTAATAGCTTCACCAATAGCTTCTGCCTGATCCCTAAGTCCTGCATCTTCTGGTTTATCTGCTGAGGTGTAAGTCTGAATGTACATGTTAATCTTAGTTCTCAGCTGTCTCATCTCTTGGTATTGAAGGTCGTCTGGTGTATTGTCTGCCTCTAAATCCCCTAGTTTCTTTGTAGCTTCTAACCAATCGTACTTATCCCAGAGTGGTTTATAGATTTCTCCACCAGCAGTAAGTTTAGCATAAGTAGTTGGATTGAAAGTATTAAAACCTGCTGTATCCATTATCTCCTTAAGCTTACCTAGAACCTCTCTCCCTAAGGTAAAGTCTCTTGTAGCCATTCTTACTCCATCCTCTACATACTCTAATCTTCTAACCTGAGCTACTAGATTCCTTTTCATGTCACTATACTTAATTATATCGTTGTTATCTAAGTAAGGTTTATTATGATCAGGGTGTCCCATAGGTGGATTTCGAGTAGATGTATAATTCTCAGCTATAAAACTATTCTTTGCTGCCTCTAGAAGTTTATTATAAGGATCCTTCATGGGTATAGCGTTGTGCATTTGCTTAGAGAAAGTAGCTGTCATTACGTTTTGCATATCTGTAGTGTAGCTTCCTATTTCATCTTCTAAAGCCGCACTAAGGTCTCTCTTCTCTGCATCAACTGAAGGTACTAGTGAAAAGATATCCCCAAGCTGTACTCCATCTCTAGCTGCATTCTTTATTTGTTTATAGTAGTTAAGAACAATAGCAGCATCCCTCATGTAAGCCACAGTCTGTTTCATCTCTGTCTGATACTTTCTTTTAGCCTCCTGTATTTGGTTCTTATAGTCCTTGATCATTTTCATTACAGAAGACCTTTGACGTGAGAAGAATCCTTGTGAAGCTGGAGAAACTGATCCTATACTTTGAGCAGACTTTTGCATAACATCAGTAACGATTTTAGTAGCCATCCTTGTAACATCCTCAGTCGTTGGTATTGCTATAAAGTCTTTAATATCTGGCTTAGAGAATTGCTTTATAACAACATCAGGTATTTCGTATTCTAAAAAAGGTGTTCGCATAATTATCTCTCTCGCATTAATCGTTCTAATTTACTTGCTGCATTGTTTAAAAGTACTCTAGTTCTAATATCAAGCACTTCTCCTCCTACTGTCTTAAGGGATACTACTGCTTGGATTAGAGACTTTATAACATCATACAGACTATCTTTCTCGTTACTTATTGATACTTTTCCATCTGGGTGAATCTCTACTTTTGTCCCATTAGATCTAAAGCCGTTAAAAGGATTCTCCCCGTTAAACTTCTTCAGTGGTAGGTAGAGGAATACATTGTCTAGATTAGGGTTCATATTAAAAAGTATAACCTCATCATCTACAACAGGAGCATCAGTATGGTATATAGGAAAGGCTAGCAGGTTCTCATTAATTTCGGGTATATCTACTTTTACAACCCACTCATCTTTCTTATAGTCTTTATTGTTAACCAGCTCTCTTACTCTTCCTAAATATATTAAGTTTCCCATTGTTAATCATATTTGCTTAGTGCCATAGTTGTGAATACTCCAGATGAATCAAACGTAAAGCCTCTAGAAGTAACAAAGAATTCAGTAGCATTGGTTGGGTTTGATTCTGGATCTGCTAGGTTTATTTTATCTCCAAGTTTGTAAGGAGGAATATTCTCGTAAGTTCTCTTCATTGACAGCTTTGGTTCCATTCTACTCTTATAATTAGCGGATATGTTTTCTTCAAATGGTGATCCGTCTTTAGCTGTGTAACTTATAGATTTATCATACGCAACAACTCTAAAATACCTAAATGCTTTCTTGGAGGTTCTAGGTGGGTCAAATTGTTCATACTTTATTTTATTCTCACTCAAATCATTCACCCCTAAATCAATTGTAAAAGGCTTATAGTGAGGGTAGCTAGCGGGCTGAGCTGAAAAAGTAGTTATAACCATCCCATCCATAGAGAATCCATATAACACATCTTTTCCATACCCTAACATAAGTCTCTTTAAACAATTGTAATCCGTCTCCCTAGTCTGTCTAAGCTCCATCTGGTTTATTGAGGATTCCACTTTCTTAGTTACCTTACCTGGATAGAGTCTACTAATGGCAGTGTTCATATCATTCGCTAAAAGCCTAGACTGTATCTCATTTGTAAAGTAAGGGTCAGTTATAAGAAAAGTAAACAAAGCCATAGTAGAGTTCTGTTGTACGTTTGTTATAAAGACTTTAAAGTTTCCCCTATATGATGGAGTCTGGATTGTCATTTCTAAAGTTTTCCCTAGGTATTTTGAAGATTGGGATTTAGAAGAGGTAAGCATAGTAATTACTCCTTGTGGCAACTCTCCTCCCATAACTTCAGAAATCTCCATAAGTCGAAACTCCATTGTAGGATCCTCAGAAAACTCGTCTAGTCTTATTTGATAGCGTGTGTGTGATACCATTAGATATTATTTAGATTCAGTGTAAGTCTATCGTAGGAGTCTCTGTTGAATATATTAAGATAACTCCCTAAGTGTAAGTCTCTAATTGATTTGTTGTTGTATAATAGTAAAGCTTCTGCGTATTCCTGACTACCATAAATCTCATCGGAAATAAGGTCTAATCTATAAGGGTATTTTGTTATTTGATAAGTCCCCATAGAAGGTAGGAAAGGAATGAATTTTAGAAGCTTAGAGTTAAATACATCAAAATAATTCTCTATATAATCCCCGACCCTTTTAGTGAGTAATCCCGAGGAGTTGACGTCTGGTACATACATATCTTATTATTTTTTCAGTTTGTCGTTGTAGAGTTCTATGTAAATATCTCTGTAGTGTTTTAAGGCTGTAATTTCAAGCTGTAGTTCAACTAATCTAGTATCATTATTTGTAGCATCTGCAAGTTGAGCCTCTAAGTACTTCATTCTAATTTCTTCATCATAGGGAGTACTAACATCTACAGCGGTGAACTCTACTTTATCTTTATTCTCTTCTGCCATATATTTAGTTTTGTTTTTGACCTAAGAAGTTATATAAAGGTGCCTCTAATGCAGTTCTCTTTAATTCAAACTTATCCATAAACCCTTTCATTTGATTTTGATTTAGACTCTTGAAACCTGAATTAGAACGTTGCGCACTGTTAATAGCCTCCATAGCATTCTTAGCTACATCTGAACTTCTATCTAGGGCTGCTCTAAAGGTTGCGGAGTTTTGGCTTGAATCTATAGTATAACCCTTTGAATCATTCTTTAGTGTAGTCTCAGCTTTAGCAATCTCTTTATTCACTCTCTCCTTCTCCTCATTAACTATCACAACCCTATAATTCTGGTTGTCTGGGTTTTTCTTTACTGACCAATTTGAGAATACTCCCTCTTTTTCACCGTTAGGATCAAACCCTAGATTAGCAAACCTCTGATTCTCGTCTTTCTCATTATGCCCATCTCTTCTTACATTTGGTTCAGCTTCCCATAATCTCACTGCTTTAAAGTTTGACAGGTATTGCTTAGTTCCACCTTTATTAGACGCATCGGCATTAGCTAAAGACTCGTCCCATAGTCCATAGATTCTACCACTACCTCCTAATGATCTTGCTATATCTCTTGAAGTAAATAAGGCAGCTGGAACAAAGGATATATCAGCTCTAACCCAAAGAGGATAACCTTCTACTGTAACAAATTGAGAAACATCTATATCCACATTTGAAACTAGTAAGTTATGTACAACCATGTGATTAGAAATGAAAAGAGATATAGTTCCTGGGTGTGATTTATTATTTCTTGTAGCCTCTGGATCATATAAGTAACCACCTGGAGGGCCCATAAATTCCCAGTTCCCTTGAGTTAGTAGGTTCTTAGTTGTTCCTATTAAATCTAGTACTTTACCCGCTATTGAATTCGCTACTCCATCAGTTGTTACATTGTCTCCAGTATTCTCACCTTTAACTTTTACATTCAGCTTAGCCTCTACAATCTTTAAATCTCCAGCACTAACCTTTGAATCTTTTTGTTTCTTTAAGTTTTCGTTTAATTTTTTAGTGTAGTCCTCAATAGATCTCTTAGCGTTGGCGATAGCTTGAGTGTTATCTTGATCTGGGTCACCTCCATTAACTGCTTGTGTTCTTTGGAATTGGATATTAGTTGGGTCTTCTAAGTACTTTAGGTTATTTTTAGCTTGCTCTAGACTATTTCTCAATTGTCTCTCTTCCATCTTAACATCCCAATAGTCTTTAGCTCCTTGTGGCCAACTTGCATCAGCTTTTAGACTTCCATCCGCAGCTAATTGTTTAACCGCAGTATTCTCTACCTCTTTCGTTAAACTCGCTACTGGTACACCTAAGAAATCGCCGAGAACGTTATGAATAGCTGCTCTAGGATCTTTGCCGTACTTATCTGCAATTATTAAAACGGATAGGGTATTTGGAAAATTTACTGAGGTACCTTGATAAGTCTTAGCTGCTTCTGCATAATTGACTAACTTGTAACTAAGGGCTTTTAATTCCTCCCGCATTGAGTTGTCTATATTTTCAGCAGTCTTATCCATACCTACCATCTCGAAGAAACTCTTAGCTAATCCTCCAAGACCTCTAACAGCTGACTCTGCCCAACCATTATCATTACCTATAGCTCCAGTATCGATTCCGGTTTGAGAAGCTACAGTATCCTTAACACTATCTTTAGCCTCACCCCATTCGTTAGTAGCTGAGAAAGTAATATCCCTAGTTAAGAATCCTCTAAGAAGCTCTATTCCTCCACTACCTTTTCCTGTATGAGTTAATAGTGGGTTAGGTTTATTTCCCATTACATCTTGGTGCTTGGCTATCCTTACTGTAACGTGGTCTTGATTCATAAGAGAGTCCCAGAACCAAGTAACTTTACCTTTAACTAGAGTCCTTTCACCTACCCGGCTATTTACTCGTTTTCCTGGATTATATACATCTGCCATAATTATCAGTAAATTTAAATCGACAACCTTCAATAAGATGAATCGATTTGGTTAAATATTTGGTTAATTAAATTATTATCTATATATTTGCCTCATGAAGTTAAACAAAACATACAATTTTAGGTTATACCCTAATAAGGAAAACCAAGTACTACTAAGTAAACACTTTGGTTCAGTTAGGTTTATCTATAATACTATGTTAAAGTTTAAGAAATTCTACTATGATCAACTAGGGAGTAATCCTTCTAATGGAGAACTTAGTTACGCTTTAACTCACCTAAAGAGGCTGGATGAGTATTCTTGGTTAAACGAAGTTAATGCTCAAACTCTACAAGCTGTACTGAGAGACTTAGATCAAGCTTTTAAGAACTTCTTTGAAGGTAGAGCTAATTTTCCTAAGTTTAAATCTAAAAAGACTAACCGGTTTAGCTTTAGAGTGCCTCAGAAAGTATCAATAGTTAATGGAAATAGGCTAAAGATATTTAAGTTTAAAGAGGGTATTAAAGTTAAAGTTCATAGAGAAATCATAGGTACAATTAAAAATGCAACAATTACGTTAAATCCCTCAGGTAAATACTATGTTTCACTTATAGTTGAGTATGATAGCCAAATACCAGCTAAACCTAGAGTGGAACCTATCTCAGCTACAGGGTTAGACTTAGGGATTAAAACTTATGCTACACTTTCAAATAAGTTAAGTTATACCTATCCGTTGTATCTAGAGCGTAACTTAGATAAACTTAAAGATCTACAAGTTAAATTCAGTAAATCTAAAAGTAAACGGGTTAGACTGGAAATAGCTAAGTTACATGAAAAGATTACTAATCAAAGGTTAGACTTTTTACATAAATTAACTAAAGAGCTAGTAACTAAATATAAAAGTATAGCTATTGAAGATCTAGATATAACTAGTATGCTAAGTGAGAATAAAGATCTATCAAGAAGAATCTTAGATTGCTCTTGGTATACCTTTAGAAGATTTTTAACTAATAAGGCTGAACAGTATGGCTGTAACTTAATCATTATACCTAAATATTATCCTAGTTCAAAAAGTTGTAGCTCTTGTGGCAGCATTAATAATAATTTAAAATTAACTGATAGAGAATACATTTGTCCTAACTGTGGTTTAACCTTAGATAGAGACTTAAATGCAGCCATAAACATATTAAATAAAGGCTTGGAACAAGCCTGATAACCTTAGAGTTATTTTGAAGCCTCACTTAGAGGCGGTTCACCGGTAACTTGTTTGTGTTTTAAAAGAATTGGTTTGAGTAACTGTATTAATAGGTATATACTGATTTGGCATAGGTGGCATTGGATTATAAGACTGTGGTGCATAAGATCTAGATATTGACACTGGCTTTTTAGGTCCGAATCTAGGGTCAAGGTTGATGTAGTTTAATCTATTGTTTGCAGCTGAACTATCTTTACCTATGTGATACGCTCCAGAAGCACTTTTAACTGTAGCAGCATTAACGGCAGGGATAGTCTCATCAATAAAGTTTAATCCGTATTTTCTAAGAAGTGACTGTCCTTGAGATGAATATAAAAATTCCTTAACTCCTGAGGTAGAATTTGAATTAACCCCGTAGTCTATCGCTTCTCCTGATCCGTGTCTAGATAGTTTCCCTCCTTTAGTAATTGAACCAGGTCTATAAGCAGAAGTAATCTTAGCCTCAGGTACATAGGATAATAACTCTTGGTGGAAATTAAGTAAGTCAGGTTTTAATCCATCTATTCTTGCTCCACCTATTATACTACCCTTAAATTGAGGTGAATTCGTATCTACAGCAGCACCTTGAGAAAACTGAACATTGTCTATACCCATCTGAGCTTGCATAGGGTTTAGTGTAGGTTGTACCCCAAAGTCCATCTTAGAAAGTATCTCATGCCTACTTGTTTGCCTCATCGCTGCTCTTAGAATCGGATCTTTCAAGTCTCTCTCCTTCCATTCATCTAACTTCTTAACTGTCACCTTCATGTTCTTATCCATTAGGTTGTAGTTAGTGTTGAAGGTACTATAGAACATGCTAGGATACTTCTTTAATATCTTCATAGCATCTTCCTTAGGTAAATCTTGTACTACACCTGGAAGATTCTTTAAAGTTTCTACGTCTGAATATCTAGCTTCATCTGCCCCTATACTTGAGATACTCTTCTTCCAATCAGCATTTCTAACTTTCATGAGGTTTCTATAGATCGTCTCGTAATTCTCATCTGTCTCTTCTGCTAGTTTCTGCTCTTGAACCGTTCTATACTGCTTTTTACTTTTGTCGTTTAATCCTTTCTCTCTTTCTAATTCTTTATATCTTTTATCTAACGCTTCTGCTTCTGGGTCTATTTGTTTCTCAGGCTTCACTTGTTTCACTAAACCTAACTCACCTGGTACTATTGGATCTGGAACTTTAGGAACTTCTAGCTTCTCCAAATCGCTCATCGCTTCTCCTACTAAGGCTTTCTTTTCTCTAACTTCATGGACCGTCTTAGCTGTACCTATGAATCCTGAAAGCTCCTCATACGCTCCTTTAAGCAGACCAAAACCTTCAGTAACTCCAGTCTTAGCCATATCCCAAAGTTTCTCTGCTCCAAACATAAGAATCTCAGTCCCTACAATTGGAATAGCGTATAAGTACTTGACAATTTTTAGTAGGAAGGGGTCTGAGGATTTAACTGAAGTAGCTTTGTCATACATCTTATATAACGACTTCAATTTCTTCCACGCCCCTTTATTTGTTGTATCCCATTCTATGTACATTGCAGCTATCTTCGCTCTAGTAACTCTCATTTGTCCCCAGAAAGTTTTATGAGCGTCAATAGGTGCATTAAAAGAGTCCTCAGGGTTAGTTGCTTTATACTCTGCATCAGCTAACTCTTGGTCTCCCTCAGCTTGAACCCTCCCCCAATCAACTGACTCTACTGGTTCACTTGAAAGGGCTGCCTGTTGCATTCTCTTAATTGAAGCGTCAGACTCGGCTAGTTTATTTAAAATACTTGACATAGAAATGAGGGTAATTATAAAAAGTTTCTGCATTTAGTTTATTTTTAGGCCGTAGCAGTTCTGTTAGCTCTCTGACCTTTTTGTACTCCCTGACTATTTTTATCTTTTGGTTTTATGACGTTATTGATTTCGGTTCTCTTCTCAACGTGGGTGGTGTTATTAGATACAATAGTGTTCCCTCCGGTTAAGCTTGGTGATACTCCTTTATTTTTAGATCCACTAGAAGCTGCCCTTTGAGCCGCCATAGTTCCTACATTAGCGATATCTTGAACAGCTTTAGTTATGAATCCTTTATGCGCACTCTTGTCCATTTGAGGTTGTGAATGTCCCGCTGAATTAAGAGCTGTCTGAATAAAGTTAGTAGGACTAGGTATGCCAGCTATTCCAGCAAATCCACCACCCCCACCAAGAGGTTCTACTACTCCAAAATCTCTACCTTTCTTATCTAATATTCTATCTAGGTTTTGGTAAGTTTCAGCTACAGACAAAATTCTACCTTTACCTCCTTCTCTTGCTAGTGCTTGGTTTAAGGTGAATTCATTTCCAACAAGAGCACCATTAGTTACAATCTCTCCTGGTGAAGTTTTAAGTTTTTGGAAGAATCTATTAGCTCCAGCTTCCCCTAACCAGTGATCTAAGTAGGCCATAGCTGCAGAAGGTGGTAATCCCTCTCTAGCACTTCTTCTCTCCAAATTATCCTTTACGAACTGAGCACCTATTAAGGCGTTAGCTCTGGCATCTGATTGGTGAGCATTAGGTGGTATTCCGAATTTAGGTCCGTACTTCTTAAGCTGAGCTCTCCATGTAGCATCAATGAACTGGAATAAACCTGCAGCTGTAGCCTTAGCGTGTTTTACTGAGGGCTTAAATCCTGACTCTGAAGCTGCCAATCTCATCATTAATCCTGGGTCAACTCCTACCGCTTGAGATGCTGCTAAGATTGTATTTCTATTTGCTTGGTATCCGTCTCCGTTTGAAATTGGTATAGATGAATAACTCCCACCAGCTCCCGGAAACAATAAATTACCAGACATATTACTAAATCCTCCAAAAGAACCATCATAATACCCTCCTTGTGGTTGAGCATTGGGGTTATATCCAGGAGAGTAAGTAGAACTGAACCCTTGAGCTTGAGCCTTTCTATGATTCATTATCTGTTGAGACTCTGTAATTTCCCCTGGTGCAAATAATCTAACTCCAAAATCGGCAACCTTAGTAAAGAATCCTCTCGTATCTCCACCTCCTTCATGTGCCTTTATTTGGTCATCTATATCATCAAGGGCGGTCATGTCTATTGGTTTGGTAAGTTCTTTAATCTCATCTACCCCAATATACATAATAAACATATACCCCTCTTTCTTATCGACTTCTTTTATAACATCTGGAAGCTCTCTAATCAAAGTAAGTTCATCGGGTCCCCACTCTTTTTCTTTAACTAATTCTGGGGTAAGGTTCTTGTTAATTAGCGATGCCCATAACCTCTTGTCCATTTTATTGCCTTTGAACCTAGCTATAATCATCTCAATCTCAATAATCCCAGAACCTATAGACCATAAATCATAAGCAAGCATACCTACATTAATCGCTAGACCTACTGGACCTGTTGCCATTACTGCTAACTTTTGTCCAGCTTTAACTGCAATCTTCTTAGCAATTCTACCTAGTACTCCAAGACCTAACTTTTGACCAATCTTTCCTATAATCTTAGTACCTGCTGATCTTAGTCCTGCTTGAGCCACTTTCTTACCTGCAATCTCAACAGCCTCTTCTGCAACTTCTTTAGTAACTCTTCCTGCTACTTTTCTTCCTACAGCTGTCTTAACCCCACTTTGAATAGCTCTCTCTGCCGCTTCTCTTGCTCCTGTTCTCCCTACTCCTTTAGCAGCTTGTTTTACAGATTGTTCCACAGCCTCAGCGGTTCCTTTAGCTGCAGCAGAAGTCATACCCTTAGCTGTACCTTTAGCAACTGCCTTAGCTCCTTCTTCTCCTAATTCTTCAGCAGCCTCTTTAGTTCCTTTGCCTATAAGTTTATTGAGACCTGTAGCATTCTTAAGTTTTGTCCACTGATTCTTAGCCCATCCAGTTACACCCGCTTTCTCCAAGAGTTTCCCTCCCAGAGTCATAGCTCCTTCCATCATTAAACCAGACACTATAGAACCCATGATACCTGATAAGAAGCCTCCTCCGCCTCCACCTCCTCCAGAACCGCCTCGACCAGCTCCACCGGCATACCCTTGATTTTGAAGAGCAGCCTGCATGTTTACTATAGTCTCAGCTTGTTTGATTCTTAGGAGTTCTAGTTCTTTGTTCATGACCTTAAACCCTCTGACTGTAGCTTCATCATTATACCCAAGTTTAACTCCAGGTATCATATCGGCAGCTGCACTCTTAAGTCTATCTCCTCTATTAAGTAAGTATTTGGATCTGTATTCTTGGTCTAACTTATCAACTTTAGATTCCAATTTACTTATCCTAGCTCCGTTTACATCAGGGTCGCTGTAGGCTTTTTGTTGATTCTTAGCCGCATTTAACTCCCCTACTGCATTACTTAAGTTAGTTACATCATTTAGTTGATCTTCATAACCTGTTTTACTTTGAGAGTTTGATGGAGGATTTACATGATTTACGTCTATTTCAGCTACATTACTATCACTATTAGAACTATCACTGTCATTAGGAAAAGGCTCATTAGTGTGTTTGTTAGCCATTATTTTAGTCTCAACGAGGTTTAGCTTTCTAAGTTCTCTATCCCTCTCTGACTTAGTGTTTAGGTATTGAGCATTTACTTCTCTTAACCTTTTTCGCATAACTGAAGGGTCTTGGGCTGGTCCTGCTTGTATCGTAGCCTGCATCTCTGCTCCGCCACCTCCACCTGAATCACCTCCACCACCAAAGAGAGAACCTAAAGCCCTTTCTATGAGTGTATCTTTAATGACGTTAGGTAGAGCACCCTTAATCCAGTTTCCAAATCCCTTAAGAGCTCCTTTTCCAAATAATCCTTTAAGCATAGTATTTTATCACATATTAATCTTGAATTGAGGGTAACTTAAATCCACCCCATCCGATTCTTTTAATCTCTTCTTGTAGTCCTCATAGAATTTAACACAAGTAGAATAAAGGTAATCCTCTATGTTATCATACCTGGCTATCTTATTCAAAAAGTACTTGAGATTCATTAGGTCGGAAGTGCCTGAGAAAGTCGGTAAAGAAGTTTTCAGTTATGGTTAGTACGTCTATATTCGTTAACTGTACTTGACCACAATTTACACACTTACACTCTACCGGTTCTATTCTACCAAAACACTTATCATCCAAATATATTAAGTTAGCAGCACTCTCTCTACTTGCGTTATCTACCATGTTCTGAACTCTAGTAGGATCCACAAACCATTCATCAAAGAGGCTGTATAATTTAATTTGTGCGAGTTTTATCTCTGGGTTGAATTTATATATCGTATCTAACACTGACAAAAATTCACCTATCGAAGGAACCCTAATTTTTCTCATCTCTCCCCCTATGTTTATTTTACTCGGGATTCTATTCTCCTCACTGTCAAAATCCTTAAAGTGAATCTGAGATAAGTTAAATGAGAATTGAGTTATTTGATCACAGCTATAACACTTAGTACTTGAATTGAACTTTATGTCATCTGAGATCGTTATTGATTTTAGCATGAAGATTAAGTAGTCCATATCCAGCAAACTCACCTTATATAAATCCACTCCTGTACTGGCTAATAGATTAAGGTCTTTTCTGAGTTTAGCTATTGGGTTTATCTCCACGTTTTCTATATAATCCAGCAGCTGTTTGAAGGTTAGTGGTTTAATTTCTATATTTGTTCCACCTTCCCTTGAAAATAATCCTTTGCTGGGTAGTTCTTGATTGCTTATGTACATGATTTGTTGTGATTTGAAAAAGAAAAGGTACTCAACTAAGTTTTTATGCCTAATCGAGTACCTAATTGTTTAACTTTAAAATTCTAATTATGAAGCTGTCCCGTCAGTAATTGGAACACTATTTCTTTGTCTTTCATAGTACTCGAACTGGAATTCTATGTCATACTCTCCACCGTTTGTTGTTGCATCCTGTCCAAAACTAGATTCCCCCATTTCTGAAGCAGTTGTCGGGAAGGCGTTATAGAATACTAGAGTCTTGATAACTTGTCTGTGAGTGTTATACTGTTTAAGCATTACTGTACAAGTTAAGTCTAGTTTTCTTCCAGTCTTCTTAGTTTCTTTCTCCATGATCTTGTCAGCCCAGTCGTTAAACATATACTGGATTGACATATCTTCTCTATCTATAAATCTCATGGAAAACGAACCATCTGCCTTATTAGAAGTTACTGGCTGGTAGATAGTGAACCCTCTAATTTGAGCTTCCATTCTATCTATTGAGTTATCTATTGACACATTGAAGTCAGTACATCTAATCAAAAGGTTCTCATCTGGCGGCATGTAAACCCCGGTAGGTCTATCAACAAAAGAAAACTCCCAAATATCTGTTCTAAGGAATTCTCTCCCGTTCTCTGCAATTTTCTGATACTTTAAAAAATCTAATGCCATCTCGTTATTTTGTTAATCTTTAATTTCGGTTAATTACTACATTTAAAAGCAAGACCTCGTTAATCATCTGACTTAGAGTTACTTCTAGTTGAATCTCTGCTGCACCCATCTTATCATCATAATTAAATCGGGTAAGCACTATGTCGTCTATTAAGTAAATCTCGTCTCTTAAATCTGTTGTTAGTTTCTGAATATATCTGTGAAGTTCTGATTTCTTGGTTCCTAAAAACTGATTAAGCCTTCTAAACTTCCTCTGCACCCTATTCATACTAAATTTATAAGCAGGATTTTCGTTTATTGTGCTGTAGTAATAGGAAATGAAGTAGTTATAACCGTCGTATTTAATGTGGTTAAGCCCTATCTCTTCAAACTTCTTATATTCTTCTTCTGTATATTGTTTGTTTATGTATATCTTATCTTTTATTATCCCAGCATAGTCTGTTGTTAATCTATCAAAGAAAGCGTAACTTGTTGGAAGCTCTACCCCATTCTGTATAAAGGTTCCTAGGGTATAAAAGATGTTTGTTGTATTTGAATATGTTCTTGCTATTTCCCTATTTAAGAGTACCAAGAATTGATTTTCCACAGAGACTTGGTGAAGCATTGATAGTATCCTAAGCTCCGGGTCAAAAAACTCGTCATAACTTAAGAAATCTACATCTATATCCTCATCTCCAAATAACTCTATAGCTCTTAAGTAGTCATCTGTAGTTTTCTCTGCTTCAATAAACCCTCCATCAAAAAAGTAAGTTCCGTCTGGTAAAGTTTTGTCTCTATCATGAAGAACTGGTAAAATGTAAGGTGAGTCTTCTTTAAGCTGTAGAAATAAATCCTCTGTAGTTGTAAAGTTATACTCCTCTAATAGCTCATCATCATAATAAACCTTACAATTACCCCCTTGAATCTGAATATTTAATAAGTTTCCAAAGATTCCTGGTATAGTAGATGCAAAGTCCATTATCTTGTAAGGAGAGGCATAACTAGCTATAACATCCAGTTTATCATTGTAGTCTATATCAATCTCAATCGTTCCTGGAGTTAAGTTCCACTGTTCTATCTCATCTGAAAAGGTAAACTGGTAGAACATATCAAAATCCTCTTCCTCTTGTCCCGGCATTACTTTATACTGGGTGTAGGCTTCAATAACATTCTTAATACCTTCTCTAATTTGAGCTGTGGTTTTATTTTGAATATTTACAGCTGTTCTAACTACATTCGGTCCAAAAGCTTCTGATCCTGTAATTCCATGTACTCCATCTTCAAAAGTAAGTAAGGTTATTGAAGCAGTCTCTGGGTTAAGTCCTGAAGGTATGAGTATATAGTCCTTAGCTGCATTTAGTTTAGTTAAGTCTCCGTAATTAAGCCTAAACACGTTAGTAAAATCTCTTATCTCAACATCCTCTAACTCCTTATCCTTATTTAAAGTTCGATCTACAGGCATTGAGTCTAAGTATTGAGGGTGAGTAGCTATTAAATCTGTGTAAACTGGGTCTGATATTCTTAAGGTGGCAAAATTAGGTTCATCTTTATTTACCCTTACTGCTGCCACTTGATACCCCTTCTCAAACAAAAACTTATACTTAGCCAAGCTCGTTACTCCATCATCAAACTCCCTCTTAAAAGTATCGTAATCAAAGTAAATTGTAGGATAGTCTCGACCTGATGAAGAGGGAACTACAACTCCTATAACTACTCCTAATTCTGGCTGTTGTGGTGGAGTTATACCTACTGAATTAATCTTTATAATACTCATTTAACTACTTCTTCTTTTTAGGTTTACTTACTGTTCCCTTCTTAGTTGGTTTCTTAGCTTTAGCATTCTTATCCGTAGGCTTAGCTGCTTTCTTACTCTTGCCTACTGGACTTGGTTTCGATTTGTCTGGAGTTTGTGGATTACCATCTTTATCTCTAGTTTCCTTTCTGAATCTCCTAGTGTACGCTTTTGATTGGTCTGACTCTTTTAATATTGATACTACCTTGTCCTTATTGAAATTAGTTACGTATCTTGTATTAAGTTTATCTTTATCCCAGTGTCTTCCATGTCCTTTACGCTGAATCTGCTCATAGAACTCATCAGAACTTAACTGTCCAACTATAGAGAATGTAACTGTCTTATTAATAGGTGAGTGAGATGATTCCCCTTCTAAACCTTCAGTCATGTCTATTGGGTATCCTATATAAGCTTGATAGTATAACTCTTTTAAGTCCACATCAAGAAGCCATATCCCTATTATTGAGCAGCACTCTTTATAAGGTCTCACTCGGTTTTTATAGAACATGAACTTTTTATACTTTGAGAGCCACGCCTTTACCGAATAAGTTGAATCCTCTACAAAGGTCGCCTCAAATCTCATATCTATTTTCTTGGTTGTAGGGATCGTAATTGAACTTCCCCCAAACATCTCCATTGAATCTGATAAGGTCTGTCCTGCATCTAGTGACCAGTTTGTAATCGGAAGAACATCTATATCCCTCATCTCTAATACTGGCACTCCTGTTCCCATTGGTTTTATCTGTACATCCCAAAGGTGAGTCGATGCTAATTCCAATCTCCCCAATCTCGATCTAAAATAACCTTCAAATGGAGCTGGGTTGATTTCATTTATAGTAGCAGCTAATACTTTCTGATTACTTGAGTTAACACTATGCGCTACATCTCCGTCATCAGTAAAAGGGTTCTTAAATGTGTCAGTTTCCTTATCATACCCTAAAGCATCTACTGGAACTGGGGTATCGAAGTCAGTCTTTAAGTTAGCCGCATCTATACCAGCTTGCTCTAACATACTTTTATACTTGTCTACGCTAGTTGCTGAGTTCCAAGTTGTACTGTTAGCTATTCCCCCGGTTTGTTTCTTCTTAGGCATTTTAGGTCCTCCATTCCAAGACTTTCCTTCTACTAAATTCTGTATCCCCTTTGAAATTCCTAAAAACTCATCAGCAGTCTTGAAAGCACCTAGAAACTTGGGAGCAAACTGAGCTAATAAATTCTGAGGTAAGAGTGATAGTATATTCCCCAGTCCCCATTTAGGATCATTCTCCCTTACTCTATCTAATATTTTTACTACATCTGTGAATGCTGCACCCGAGATTAACATATTTTGAACCTCAGCAGCAACTCTAGCATCTCTTGTAGCTCTAATCCCATTAACAATTTGAACTACCTTATTCTTATCATACTCGACCTTTACCTTTGTTCTAGTATCGATATAAGGATTAAAGACCCCCACTATCGAATTTCCTACTGCATTCTCAAGTTTATTTAAAAAGTCTGATATCTTACTATTCTTTAACACTTGATTCAGAGCCCTAAGAGTAGCCTTAACTTGAACCATGTCTGATTTAGTTCTTATCTGGTTAGGCAACATCTTTAAGGCTTGTGCAGCTCTCCCTATATCTCCAACAGTTCCGCTAAGGTGTCTAAGAGGTGAGAGTATTTTGGTTATAGTATCTTTTGCTCCACTATACCCCTTGCCTAATTGTAAATCACTAAGTAACGACATAATTATTTCCTATTTTTAAAGCCCCTAACTACCTTAACTGTTGGTGTATCTGTACCTTGCTCATTTGTTGGTAGTTCAAGTTTATCTTCTTTCTTTATTTCCTGCTCATTCATACTAGAGACGTGATCCTTTATTCCAATCAATCTATACTCAAAAATAACGTCCTCATAAGCTGTAACATCATTCACTATAAAGGAGTAAGTCTTCCCGAATCTATTAAAACTCACTTTATCTCCTAAGTCAAGTATATTTTGGTTAAAGTAAATCATCACCTCGTCACTCTGGTTATTATAGTATTTCTGAGCGTGTGACTTGTTTATGATAAAGGTTTCTGTAAAAGTTTGCCATTCAGAATCCCTATCTAAATCATCATGAGTAGCTACCTTTCCATAAGTTTGGTTTATCATCTGGTCTCTGGAAGGAAGCTTTATTCTGTCTTTATTATCTTTATTTCTAAGTAAGCGTTCTACTGTGCAAAGAGTCCCGTAAAGTTTCATATAAAAAGGAAAGCTCTTGTACATTATCTTAAAGAACCTCCCTGTCATTTCATGGGCTCTATTTACAAAGTCATTATTTACAACTGTCTCACTCATACTTTTATTCATTTATGGGTTGGCTAAGGGAGAGACTTTCGAATCCCCCTTAACTCCGAACTTAATAAAAAATCACAACAATTATGAAAGCAACATGTTAGTTTGACGTTAGTGTAGATAATGGAAGCATCTTAGACACAACCGTAATCTTTCTAAGCGCTCTACCAACATATATATTTACTTCTACCATTAATTCACCATCACCCCAAACGTTATTAGATTTATCCACCACAACGTCATATTTCTCAGGAGCATAAGTCTGGTTCATAATAGTAGTCTTCATGTAGTAATCGATTGTAGCCTTAACGTCAAAAGCTGTACTCTCAACATCATATCTACCTAAGAATTGCTCAAGAAGGAAGTCTAAATCCCAACCTATTCTATTTGCCATTCTTACAATCCATTCTTCATTAAACAAACTCTGACCACCTTCTCCAGTTCTACAGTCATTAATTGAAGATATACCTCTAAACTTATCGAACTTGATGGTGTTTATTTGTCCTGCTAAGAATTTCTCTCTATCAGTCTTCTTAAATTGAGCTACTAATTCACCTACAGATACTTGACCATTAACGATTCCAAATACCGGTGCGAACTCTGAATTAGCTGACTTATTTCTTACAATAGCTTCAACATATTCAATACAAGGAGAAAGCTCTAGTGTCTTAATCCCAAAGTTGTATTTCATGTATGGGGCTAGTTTATAAGAGTTGAATGCATTAGATTGTTTATACTCATTTACTATAGCATCTACTGTTGAATGGTTTGTAGTTTTAACTGAGTGTAGTGCCAATGCTTTAAGTTCTGCTGCTACTGAGTTCATTACTGACTGTAGACCAACTTCACCTTCTCCAGCATCCCATACAAAGTCAATTCTATACCCTTCATCATACTCCAATAAATCAAGGATAGCTCTCTGTACTTTTGCGCTTCTCTCTCCATCTACTGGTGCTGCATTTCCTCCTAATTTTTCGAACTCTGCTCTAACTGGGTCTGAAAATGCGAAAACTCTATCTGGATTACTTATAAGGACTTTCTCATCTGTTTGTGAATCTCCTTCTAATTTTAATCCATTACTTATTGCTGTTACCCCTACTGGAGCTGGAGCAAGTTTAACCTCAGTTCTTGTTACATCTGCAATCGTGAACTCTGAACCTGCATCTAACTGAGAATTAACCTTTAGGATGAATCTCTTGTTAGCTGGGTCAATAGAGTTAATCAAGAATTTAAGAGGTGTAGATGTAGTATTTGTAATTGCTGAACCTACCGGAGCTGTAGCCTTAAGTAACAATCTATATTTATCATCAATCGTTAACTTAGGTGCTGTAGGTAGTCCATCTGTATTAGCAAGACCTAGTGTAGTTTTAATGAATTCGTTTACATTTGCATGGTACTTATAAGCTAGGTAAAGAGTTAGTTCATTATTCTCTCCATACTTATATCCGTAAAGGTAAACTGATGAATCCTCTAATCCGTTAATTAATTTGCTAATCTTCTCTTGGAAATCTAAACTTTGAACTGATACCGCTCCTACTTTAACTGCAGCTATTGTATCTAGTATTCTATCTTTTCCATCTACTAAATAAGACTTTCCGTTATCTCCAACAGCAATAGAACCTTTATAATCTACTACCATTTTATTTCCGAAAAGCTTTGTATAACTGAACGCTCCTTGGTCTGCATTATACATTTTAGTTACTGCTTCCTCCATAGAACTACCTACTCTTGATACTAATACTGAACTGTGAGCAAGCATAGCGTATATATGGAAGAATGTGCTATCTAAATCTGAAACCAAATAATTCGCTCCATCTGGTCTATATTTTCTTAGGAGTTCTCTTTGGTTGTTTATCATTGTTATGCCGTAAGGGCCGTGGTCAGAAACTAGGGGAGCAGCTACAACTATCTTCCCGTTCTGATATCCTGATGTGTCTGTAGTTGTCGCAGCTTGAATTCTGGACTCTACAAATGGTTCAAACACTTGGCTCATTATTGAATTTCTTTTGTTTCTGGTTGTTTACTTAATATTTTCACTATGCGGTCGTAATCCTTATACTTTAAACTGAATACGGTATCGCTATCCACAGCATTCATTTCTTTTAGGTTTACTTCCTTGAATTTTACTAGATTGGTTATTTTCGAGATTACTACATCAGAGGGTTTGCAGTTATCCATTATAATATCAAAGTGGACTCTACAATTAAAGTATAGCTGATGATAGTAATTATTCTCCTCGTCAGTAACCGCACTTTTATCTCCTAATTGACCTGATATATCCTCCCAAACTATAGCTACCTTAAATGGATTGTTGTTATAGTCAAATACGTTAATAGAAGTCAAGTTGGAAATAATCTCTAAGTTTCTGTACCGGTTCTTTATATCCATAGCTTTAGAGAGGGTTGTTGATTTTAATTTCCACTCTATAGACAAGTTCGCATCTGTATGTCTCTTTAGTAGTGGAGTAACTCTTTTAGCTATTGGGTTATAATCGGCATTTTGAATAGAGTAACTTAGTACATCAGGAACCTCTACTAATTCATCTTGGTCATCTAACTTTAAGGATTCAAAACCATGGTCATATAATTGCTCTAGAACTACCTTTTTAACTTGATACATAACTAAAGGCTCATCTATAACATAATTAGTATAAGTGTCTTTGTACTTAAATGCTCTATGGTTTGGGAATATGTAGTTAAGTCTTCTTCTACTCATTAAGCAGTTTGTTATATTAGCCAGTACTACATCATCTTCCCCTTCCGTTATCTCTAAAAATGGTATTGATTTAAGTAAGGAAAGGTAATCTGCATACTCAATGTTCTCGCTAATAAATAAGTCACACCTCTCTTCATTATAAAGGGCATAACTCTTATCCAAATCGGTAAAAATAGTCTGGTTTAATATATACTCATTAACTACCAGCTTCTTTATGTTTAGGTTATTTATTTTGTTCTGAGGGTTAAAGGTAGATAGTAAGTCTGACTCCACTACCTCACCCTCGCTTATTACTTCAAAGGGTAGTTCTGTATTTTTAGTGCCTTTAGTGAAGAAAATAACTAGTACTGAATTTGGTATATCCTCTTCAACTTGAGTAACACCCGCCTCTATGAACTTAATATAAGAAAGTGAAGTGGTTATCTTTAATCCGTTTACTACTAGTGTGTTATTCATATATTCATTTTCATTTAGGGAGGGCTATATCTCAAACCACTCCACTTATTTAAATCATGACCAGTCTTCGTCCGAGTAATTTGGTTGTTGAGGTTGTTGATGGTGAAGATCTGAAATATGTGACCCTGGATGTTGTCTATGAAAAATCTGAGCCTCTTGTATGAAGTCAAATCTCTTATGTCTATCCATTCCTGTTTGTGGGTCTGTGTAGGTAACTTCAAATCTCTTCTTCTCTGATCTTCTACCTAACTTTCTACCAATCTTCTTTCCTATCTTACTTCCAGCTATAAAACCTCCAACACCACCTATAGCTCCTCCAGCCAGTGCACCGATAGCTTGACCTGTAGTTGATTTACCTCCAAGTTTCCTCCCTATCGCAGCACCAGCACCAGCACCAGCTATAGCTCCCCACCTCTTACCTTCTCTTTTTCCGTAGTAAGCGTGTTCATCTCTATAGTCGCTAAAGTGTTTTATTATCAATATTCCCATAAGTTCTAATCTATCTGTTCAACGACTACATTACTATAACCCACTCTTTGAGATAATTCTTTCGCTACCTCGTGGGCTCTCTTTCGTGTTCTAAAAAGCATATGGTAGACGTAATTATGACCTCTCTTATCGAACCTTATCTGAAATCTATATCTATCCGGTTCTTCTTTTCTTGTGAGTCTGTCTAATATCTTACTAGCCGCTACGCCAATTAGAATAGCTTTAATGTCACTACTCATAGGAAATATCCACTATACTTGCCTTATTATAACCTGGTGAAAGAGTAAAGTCAAATCCTAAAATATCCTTAATTCTAACAGCTATATCATTTTTCCATACTGCTGAGATAACTACTGATACTGGAAGCTGAACCCCTCTATTAAGTAATCGACAAAGTGTTTTAATTAGTTCTTTACTTTTTCCTTCATACTCTTCTGGGTCATCCATTACTTCTGCTGTAGCGTGGACATATTCAATCCCATCTGAGTATCTTCTAATAAAATAATCGTCTATAATATGAGTGATGTTTCCAGAGTATAGTAGTTCATCTCCTTCTCCAACAACTCCTCCTGTAGATTCTTTTCTGGATTGGTTTCTGTTTAAGTGTGTACTCCCTCCGTAAAAGTTTCTATTCTGTTTTCTCTCTTTATATCTTGGTGTGTTTTGGTACTCTAGAAAACTCTGCTTAGGTATAATAGAACCGTCTGCTGCAGGAGTATCTAGAGGGAACAATCTTACTTCTATTTTCATGTCTATATCTTTTTAATTAGCAGCCCTCTCAAAGCTTTTCCTTGGTTGTATCTTCTCAAGTCATCTCTAATCTCGTCTAAAGTATTAACAGCATAAGAAGCATCTGAGGTATAACTATCTCCGTGAAACTCCTTAGGTAATATCTTTCTACTCTCATAATTCACTATCCCTTCTCTCATTGTTCTTGGTGTAGATAAGTGAACTCTCTGTAGGACTGTTTTAGAAGCTTTCCCACCATTAAGTCCATTCATAAAAGCTAAGGCAGGCGCTACATCGCTAAGTTTATTGTTTATTTTATTTAAGGTTTTATTGTGTAGTAAGTCTCCGTTTAATGCTTTTTCTCGGTGTCTTCCCTCATGAATTACGACAAAAGGCATCTGAGCTCCATCTTTAGTTAGGTATACATTTCCGTCATAATCTACATACTCCTCACCGTTCTCAGATTTGTTGTATTTATAGTTTCTCAGTTTATCAGCTAAGGCTTTATCTTTTAGGTTCTCCCATCTATATAACTTCTTAAACATATATTTTCCCGTGTGTTAATCCCATATAAAATTGATCTAAACTCGTCTGTATCATTGAACTAGCCTCATCTATACCATTAAACATTTGAACAGGTACATCTGGGTATTCAAAATTCTTCCTTAGTTGAGATATGAATTGTAAAGTCTCCATAAGGCAAGCGTCTACAAACTTACTTACATGTCTTTCCTCTATAAAACCAATACAACTCTTAGGATCTAATTCCCCAGTTGGTTGTAAATAGTTAACATACATTGGTCTCATATAAGTAGCATTCATTAGGTATTCTCCTTCCGAAACTCCTGATAAGAAACCATCCTGATATATCCAATTACGAGATGAGCCTAAAATACCATTAAGTGACCATACTCTAGTCGGTATAAGTTCAACCTCTGAAATGCACATAGTATTCGGATTCCTAGCATATGTGTTAAAAGTGTTTATAAATTTATGTGGGTCGTTATTAATTTTTACTTTATTTAATCTTATGAGAGGTACTTGATAATGCCACTTCTCTAAAGCCACAGAATACAGCTCCACCCTCTGTTCGTCTGGATTCTGAGTTCCTACTATAGACAATAATTCATCCACAGAAGGTAGCATTAGAAGAGATGACCTCAAGTCTATTTTTCTCTTAAGTTCCGATAACAGTAGTACTTCTCCCATTTCTTTATTTCTTGTTTTTGTTTGATCCTATAAGTAATCCCTTTCGGTTAACCTTCTCATACTTCCACTTATACATAGTAGCCTCGAAGTCCTTGGTTTTATACTTATATTCTTTGTCGTGATAACCTGTTACTTTGATGGAATATTGGTAATCTAACTTGACTGGCTCTAAGCTCCAAACTTCATCTGTTATTTCGCAATCTGGAACTTCTTCTGTGGTAGGTTTGTATATATTAGCAGTTACTTTGTACACATTATAGACTCTACCTAAGATATTCGCACTCATAGCAGCTAAACATCCCATTATTGAAGTTGAAAGGCATACTCTCTTAGTTGTATTATCTTCGTACCCTCTCTCAGTTAGGAAGTTTTTAGGGACTCTTGGAATTAAGGTTTGCCCGTCTAAGTCTTCGGTTGATATGAAAAACGCTTCCTTTCTAGTTGTAGGTCTTTTCACTTTATCCATTTTTAATTTAGGAGGAGAATCTATAGTCCCCTCTCTTGTTTATATTGTTTAAGTATGTTTATTAAGAATGTTGGTAATGTTTTGTTATATTCTTGCTTGAAAAATCTACCTACATTTCTTATATCCTCTCTTCCTATTTCGTATTCAGTTAAGGTTTCGTATAAGGTTACATACTTATCCCTTTCATTAGTATAGTATTCATCTTCAGTGCTTTTCAACTTTTTAAGCCAATTTTGAGGATTAACTCCAGCTACTTCATTTCTATACTTTGAAGCGAATATACTACAATCCTTTACCTTAATTTGATTGGTTTGTGGGTTTATTATGTAAGTGACTTTTATGTCTACCCACTCAAGCTCTATTTCTACTGAAACAACCAACTCATCTCTTTTAAATTTATCTACACTTATTTTATAGTATTTAGTTAATCGATTACCTTTCGCTGCCTCATTGTAGAATTTCTGAATATCCTCCAAAGCTCCATCATTAGCTGTAGGATCTACTTTCTTAATGATTTCGAATTTAGGCATTGTTACCATTGATCCAGATTTTGAGAGTTGATCGTAGTCTTCTTTTAAACTAGTTCTACCTCTTACTTTACGTCCTTCCCAAGAGTTTAAATGTTCTTTTATGATTTGTAGGATTGTTTCTGGTAAATTATTAGGAGCTTCATTCTCTAAGTAATCTTCAATCTCCCTAACTGTACTGGAGTCTACTAAATTTAATAATTTGGTTTTCGCATTAAGACTCGTAATTCCATCTATAGTTAGTCGGTTTCCAAGTACAATTTTACAGTTTAATAAGGAGTATGTATCTGAAACTAAATTGAAGTGGTAATTAAGGATAGCTTTCCATGATGACATTAATTTAGGTTTAACGGTTACCTCTAAATTCAACTCTTTATCTAAGCCTACGAAATTTGAAGCAGCGTCAATAATGGGTAACTTATCATTTCTCTTCAGTTTTAAATCTAATCCATTATCTCTAATTTTACCAGCGAATAATCCAGATAGAAACCCAAACTGTCTTGTACTAAATATCAATCCCATAGTTACCAGTTTTCCATCAGTTTGTTTAATTCGTCTAGTTTTTGAGCAGAAGTTTTACCGTCATTACTCGCTTTTGATGGATCTACTCCCATACTTCTCATCATATCGTCAAGTTTCTCTGAGTTACTTCTTCCATCATTATTTGTTTTATTAGGGTTGCCTCCCATTCGCTTGATAAGGTCGTCTAGTGCTTTAGTATTCTTAGTCTCCTTAATATTACTATTATCTAAAGTCACATTATTACTTTCGCCTCCAATACCCATAGCCCTACTATTCTCCTTCATTATTCTATCGACATCAGCTTGGGTTTTGTTAGTTTTATTTATTCTCTCGCCATTCTTTCTAATTCTCTCCATGGCTTCGTTAATTTTGTTGGCAGCATCATTATGTCTCTCAACTATGCTTCTACCTACATTAACTTTGTGAGAATCTAGACTTTCCTGAGCTTTATTAATTTGTTCCTCAGACTTTGCTAATCCATTTTTCAAACCACTCAAAGGGCTCTCCTGTTTACTTGGCTGATGACTCTGTACTGGTGGATGATTCTGAGGTTGAGGTTGTTGAATGTTAGGTTTCTTTTTAAATTTATTTCCTATTAACAATCCAGCCCCTGCACCAGTAACGGCTCCTCCAATAGTTCCTGTGAGTAAGTATTTTCTCTTAGTTTGTTTATATATTTCTTCAGCCGCAGCCTTAGTTATCCCTGGGTATTTTCTAAGAGTCTTCGCAATAAAATCCTCCTTCTTACCTAGGGCTTTAGTTGCAGCAAGATAACCTAAACCACCTCCTGCTAACGTACCAAGACCTACTCCTAATCCTTTACTGTATTTCATTGTTTTTTTTAGTCAATATTATCAAATGAGCTATTAAGGATAACATAACTCTTCTTACCTTGAAGTTTCATCTCTTTAGCGTGGTTTATAGCTTCTGCATCACTTTGAAAAGCTTTATCCTTTACTTCTCCGGTAATTGGATCTACTGTAACTGTATAGCTCCACCCCAATTCTTTTAAAGTTCCAATAGCATTAGCTCTAGCTTTTTCATCTGTAACGAATAAATTAGGACTCTTATACCCAGCTACTGCACCGGTTAGTCCTCCAATAAGAAGACCCACACCTCCCGATACTTTTCTATTTCCAGATTTTCCCGCTGTATATAATCCTGCTAAATTCCCCGCTCCTGCACCTAATAGACCTAAGCCTACTGAGTTAACTATCTTTCTTCGATTAGCATTAGCAAAGAAAGCGTTTATTAAGTGTTCCCTAGCGCTATTTGCATCCATCACACTTGGCTTATTTGTGTTTGAAAAATTTCTTACTTTATACACATTTTTTTTTTTGATTCTTAATAGTGCCCGTAAAAGTTACCAGAATATCTATAATTATTTCTATAGTCTTCCCCTAATTCAAAAGCCTTATCTGATGTATGGTCTTGAATTTTCTTCTCTAAATGCTTACCTGGATCAATTAGGTGAGATAATGCTACTCCTGTTAATACTCCAGCTGTTTTAATATTCTTTAGCCGTCTCTGGTAATCTTTCTCTATGGTTTTATCTGTAGCCCTTGGATTCCTCTTCTTGTAAGAGTCTCTGTGAATATCTCTTTTTAGTATGATTTTTGATAAACCTAATCCACTCAAGTAACCTAATCCACCTCCAGCTATAATATTAGTTCCTTGTCGAGCTATGAGTCCTAACTTATTTCCTCTCTTTAAAACTCTATCCTTGGCGTAGTTTATTTTATCATCCATTAGTACACTTTTCTTGTGATTACTAAGGTCGTCTACTTCAAAATTCAAGAAACCACGATTAATGTTATTCCAGTCATCTAGTCCTCTATTGAAACTGTCCTTTGAGGATCCTAGTATCTTTTTGGCAATTCGTTTATCTATCCTCATTATTCATATCCGTTTAGGGAGACTATATTTCAAATCTCCACTTATAGTTTTATTTCCCTCGTTTCATTAACTCATTGGATAGTTGTCTAGCATCCTTAATACCAGCTTTTCTACCATATCTATCCCCTATTTGAGTTCCTAGAGCCCCACCGGCAGCCATACCTACATTAGCTCCAACTTTCATGAATTTAGCTAATCTCTGTTTGTAAGCTTCTTTTGCATCGGATTCTTTTGCATTAGGATGTTTAGATAGATATTCTTTGATATAAGCTTCTTCACTTTTAAGTCCAGCTATTTTCTTTCCGAGTAGATAACCTAAACCACCGCCTGCAGCTATACCTCCGATCGCACCAATAGACTGTCCTAAAGCTCTCTTCTCATTAATTACCTCTTTTTGTCCAGCTGTTAGTATGTCCTTCTTAATTGCGTCTTGAGATTCTTTTGGTAATTTCTTAAGGTCAACAGAGTCCATGAATTTCTTATTAGCTTTTCCGTACTCCATAACTCCTCTTTGAAAATCCTTGCCTGAAGAAGTCCCTCTAAAGTTATCTAAAAATCCGAATTGCCTATTTTCTACTCCCTTGTTAAATTCTTCTGGAGTAACTACGAATGCTTTGTGTCCTGACTGTTTTAATTTATCTGCAATCCCTTTAGCTTCATTTACATTTAAATAATCCTCTAAGAAAACTTGTCCTGAAGGTAGTGAAGCGATTACATAGTATTTTTTAATTCCAGATAATACACCCCTAGCTACTCTTTCATTATCTCCCTCTGTAAGGCTTGGTTTGGCAAGGAATCCCCCTAAGGTACCTAAAGCTCCACCTATTAGTAGTCCTTTATTAATCGGTTCTTTCCTAACTTTACTAAGACCTGCTCCTAAAGTTCCACCTAATAATCCCAAACCTATAGCTTGACCTACTCTATTAGATAAGTCTGTGGGTTTAACTTTATTTATTAGGTAGTTTTTAGCGTCGTCTTGGTTTTTAATCACAATAATTTTATCCATAGTCTTATTTTTTACCGCCCATTAATTTACCCGCACCTCCTTTTAGAGCTTTGAATCCACCAATAGCTCCACCAACTGTTCCTGCTAGCGTTCCTATTTTGTTGAAGGTACCTCTCTTTTGTTTGTACGCCATTTCAGCCTCTTGTCTAGTAGCTTGTGGATGTTTTCCTAAGTATTTTTGAATAAAGTCCTCCTTATTCCCAACAGCAAGTTTACCAGCAAGTCTACCTCCTACATATCCGGCTCCTGCACCCAAAGTAGCTCCAGTAAATCCTCCGAAAGCCCCTGCAGTGTTACCTACTACTTTCTTAGCTATATTATCAGAGAAGTATTTTGTTTTAAGTATTACGTTTTTCATTATATTTTAGTTATTTTCTTTTGTTAATCTCTTTCCAATTGAGTCGCCAGCTAAGTACCCACCTATGCTCCCTAAAATAGCTCCAGAAACTCTACCTACCGACTTATACTTATCTTTCTTTTTATTAAATATAAACTCAGCAACTTCTTTTGTTTTATCTGGATTTTCTATTAAGTATTCTCTAATTTGTTTTTCTTTGTCTCCAGCTAATCTACTTCCTAAGAGCGAACCTAACCCCATTCCAGAGAGTGAACCTAAAGCTATTCCTATATTTGAACCAATTTTAGTGTTCTTAAGTAATTTCTCTTTATCATAACCTCTATCACTTTTAGTAGGGTAGATAAACTCTATATTCTCGGGTGAAAACTCTGTAAATCTTCTCAATCTAGCTTTTCTCATTTTATAATTTTCATATACACTTAGGAGAGCTATATCTCAAGCCCTCACTGTTTTAATTACTTGTTTCTTTTTCCGTACTGAACTCCTTTATAAGCTCCAAGTCCACCACCAGCAACTGCACCTAAAGCAGCACCAATAGCTAATCTTTTCTTCTTAATTTTATCGTATTCAGCTTGTACTTTTTCATCTGACCAAGTAGGGTTAGCTTCTCTCAATCTACCTTTCAATCCTTTAAGTGTGATTCCAGCAATTCCAGCTCCAGCACCACCACCTAGCACAGCTCCAGCAGCTCCTAGTGCAAATTTACCTGAACCAGCTTTTTTACCTTCAGTTAGGTCGAATAATTTGTGAGCCCCTTTAGATGGAAGGTTAGCTACTTTTTTAGCACCTGATTTAATATTATTTCCTAAGTTCTTGAACATTCCTGATTTTTTCTTATCTTCAGCGAACACTCTAGTTTTAAATACTAATGACATATCTGTATCTTTTGTTTAATTTGTTATTTATTATTTTTTTTTCATTAAGGGAGGATGTTCTTAAAAGCTTTCTCTGCAGCTTCTCTTTCCCCTTTCGCATGTTCCTTCAGATTCTTTAGTGTATTATTAAAATCTCTATTAGCTCCAACACTAGATTTTCCTATACGATTCCCTGCAAAAGCTCCCACACCAGCTCCTAATACTCCGCCAGTAATTGCACCTACTTTATTGAATTTAGCTAATCTCTGTTTGTATGCTATTTCTGCTTCAGATTTTGTGGCTTTTGGGTTTGATTGAAGGTACTTTTCTATGAATATTTCTTTCTTAGGGGTAGCTAATTTTCCAGCTAATTTTCCACCCAAGTAACCAACCCCCGCTCCCACCAATCCATGACCAGCAGCTTCTCTTGTTATACTTCCCCTTATATATTTCTTCTCTGCATTTGTATAGTCAGCAAAAAGTCTTGTTTTAAATATTAGGCCCATGTTTATTTCTTCTTTTTAAATTTATCATAAGCTCTACCTCCTAGGAAACCTGCAACAGCCCCTATAGTAGCTCCTTGTTTTTCTTTTCTATCTAAATATCTCTCATACATAAGTTCAGCATCTCGTCTACTTAAGCTTGGATCTAATGCCATTTTACTTTCTATATATTGATCTTTAGACTTTATTAGGGATCTACCTAGAACACCGCCTAAAGCAGCACCTCCTAGAGTTCTTGATTTTGACCCTATAGCTGCTCCATAAGCCATGCCTTTAGATTTATCCCTGCTTCTTAATCTTTTATATTCATTCCTTACTTCCTTCTCAGTCCAGTCTGGGTTCTCAGCTCTAATAGTTTCGATATCCTTTGAGAATTTACCTCCCAAGTATCTACCAACTCCAGCTCCAAGTCCAGTACCTAAAACAGAAGCGAATGACTTAGTTCTTAAAACAACCATCTTCTCTTTTTCTTTACTTCTTGGTTATTGTTATTTTTACTCTTCTTATATTCGTTCTGCGCATGTTTAACCAAAAGAGACCCTGCTCCACCTATAAATGCACCTAAGGCTTCTCTACTATCTTTCTCTTTCTCATACATTAACTCAGCTTGTCTCCTTGTTATCGTTGGATTTACTGCTATTACTCTTTCTATGTATTTTCTTTCAGGCTCTATTACAAACCTTCCAGTAGCCCCTCCAAGTGCAGCTGATGTTAGTATATTATTTTGAGAACCTAGTGCAAAACCGTAAGCAGCTGAGTGTCTTTTAGCTTTTTCTACTAACCTTCTATATTCATTTCTTACTTCTTCCTTAGTCCATTCAGGGTGTTCAGCTCTTATTTGTTCTTCTGACTTAGCTAAAAATCCGCCAGCCATTCGTCCTATTGAACCTCCTATACCTGCACCTATTGTAGTAGTTAGTAGAGATGCGAAGAGTTTTGTTTTTATTTTCATAGTCCTATCGTAGGTTTCTCTGATTCATCTTATATCGAGTATTTCCTGCAATCTGCTCAGCTAAAATATCATCTCTGTCTTTATAAGGTCCATATTTATGATTAGCCTGATATTGTAGAAAATCCTTCATTGACTCAGATGCATTCCTAACCGACTCCTCTGAAGCCCTAACCCCTCTATTTGACCTTAGGAAATCTTTAACAACCTCCTCTGTGTTTTGTGTTTTAAGGTCTTTTAGGGTTTTATGCTTGTTTAAATAGAAGTCTAGTGAGTAAAGTGCTAATTGGGTAAGAATAGGGGTAGCAACTCCAACAGCAATCGAAGCAGCCATCCATTTACCTAGCGAAGGAGAGTTAGCGAATAGTTTAGTTCTTAGTGTTAGTTTAGATTGTTTTCTTGTCTCACTATTACTAAATGCTGCCTTTACCATAGCTGGATAGTTTCCGTTATATCTTTCAATTAGTCCGTTAGCTACTCTCTCGGTTACTTCTGGATTGTATTTATCTCCATGTATCTCTTTCATCTTAGAGTGTAGCATAACTTTAAACTCTTTGTCAGACTCTATCTTATTATCGTTCTTATTCATATCAATTACCTCCACTTTGAGTTTTCGTACTGTCTCTTGTAACTATCGTATATTGTCTCAGCTTTAGCCTCATCCATAGGACCTCTCACCTGAACTCTCTCCCCCTTATTCTCCAGCATCCTCCTTTGGTTCATTACCTCGTTTGGAGATGCTCCTCTAAGTCTTCTAGGTGTTTTCCAGTTTCCGTCTATATCTTTTCTAATAAGGACATAAACTTTAGATTCATTAAGTAACTCCTGTGTTGATGGTAGTTTGTTTCCTAAGGCTTCTTTCCCTGTAGTTGAAACTGTTTGTCCTGCTTGATAATTACCGATAAGTCCAAAAAGTCGTGTTGTTATATTATTTAATTTTCGTCTTCGTCTATTTATCATCGTCATCCTTCATCATGTTGTAAGCCGCGTACGCTCCGAGTCCAGCTAATGCCATTCTCTTTTTACCCCATCTAAGGTTTCCGTTCTTATCAAACTTCTTAAGACCCCCTGCTCTCGCTACTAAATCTCCAACTTTATTATCTTTGTATTTAGTGTTATGAAGGTCTATGTTAGCATTTCGAAGTTCGTTTCTAGACTGCTTATACTCATGACTAAATACTCCAGATCCAGATGTTTTAAGATTTTCAGTTTGTTTAGCTAAATCCCTTACCTTCTGTTCTTTATGTCCTATTTGTCTTTCGTGAGCTTTCTTCTGTGCTAATTCTCTCCTAGCTTGATCATTCTGCTTAGCTTCTCTTCTATTAGTTAATTCAGCTTTCCTCTCTTTAGTAGCTCTAGCCTTCATTCTATCATCGTGAAGTTTAAAGGCATCATGGTTATTATTTACTTTGTTTTGAGCCCCTCTTGCTGAATTTCTTGAAGTATTTGCCATAGAAGAATTGCCTGACCTAGACGCGTTCCCTACTTTCACGGGTGCTGGTTTAGGAGTTAGAATATCTTTTGCAGGCTTTCTTACTTGCTTGTATTCTAAGTTAGGTTTAGGTTTAGCACTTATACTAGAGTTTTTTAGAGAAGTATTTAATCCGTTTGCAAATGAAGGTTTAGGTTTTTTAATTCCTCCCCACATGTTTGACTTAGGTTTCATTGAGTGGCTTAACCCTCTACCTACTTTGGGAAACTTTCTAAAACCTTTATTTAATCCCTTAGTTAAAGATGAACCTAAAGCTCCTGCAAATTGTCTACTCTGGTGTCTAGTCTGAGCTTCTCTTTCTCTCTGCTTTCTCTTCTTTTCCTCTTGTCTCTTCTTCCACATGTAGTAGGCTCCACCTGCTGCCGCTAGTCCTGCTTTCATTGGATTATGTTTAGCCCAAGTAGTTCCTTTACCTACCCAAGACTTTTGCTTAGCCATATCAGCTTTGTACTTATTCTTCTTTCTAGCCCATTCAAGTGAGTCAGATATTTCAGATTCTCTATGTTTTAAAGCAGCTTCCTGAGCAGAGTTCTTAGCGGTTTTAGATAGTCTGTAAGCTTGATCTCTCTTTCTCTCCATTAACTTCTCATCACCACCAAACTTCTTATAATCCTCTTTTCTTCGCTTATTTCTATCAAACCACCCTTTAATACCTTTACCTTGCTCGTGAACCCCTTGAACTGTTCCTAAAGCCGATAAACCTTGTCCAGCTAGTCCTAAACCTGCAGCTCCTAGTCCCATAGCGGCTGCTCCTGCTCCACTGTGAGACTCTCTTCTGTCATCGTCCTCATCGTCTTCATCATGTCTAGGGTTTCGTCTTCTGTTCTGAGCAAAGAGTCTAGATAGTGTATTTTCTTTGTTGTATCTAAATTTGTTTGTTCTTTTCATTTCTATAATCTGTTAAAAGGTTGATTAATACCCTCCGCTGTCCATCATCCCATTATTCATGCCACTCATAGGGTCATCTGGGTCAGGAAGCGGGTTGCCGAATGCGTCCATCACTGGTTTCTTATCTGGATTAATCATCTTAGCCATAGCAGGGTCATTAAACTTCTTAACCCCTTCTTTAATATATTCCTTAAGAGCTTTGATTTCTACTAACTGGTTCTGCTCTAATCCCGAAACTATATTTGCTAAGTCTGCTATTCTATTCACTGATTCAGCTAAGGTGTCCATTCTAGCGACTTTCTTAGTGTACTCTAGTGAATCTGTATCCATTAAGTTAGAGGTGATTTTCCCCTCAATATCCAGCTTTTTACTTAACTTTAATCTATCATACAAATTTTCAGCTAGTAGAACGATACTCTTATTTATCATATCTACATAATAGCTTACTTTACTTTCAAACCTCTGTGACATCTTAATTGACTCCCATCTAGATGCCCTACCTTCAAATAAATCTGGTGGTAATCCGATAGCGTTAATTAAGTCCTCTTTGATAGTTTGTTGGTCCATTCTTATTCTATCTATCTTCTCGGAAATCTTGTCTAAATTAAGGTCAGTCATTCCGGCAAGCTTACTATCATAATCTGGGAGGACTCGTATATTATCAATTAGAGACATAGCGAGATCTTTTACTGATAATCCCTTTGCCTCCATAAATGACATATCTAAGTTCTTGTTTATGAGAGATTCTACTTTTTGAGTTAAGTCTACACCCTCCTCTAAAGCAGTTGTCTTCTCAAGTCCCACTAGTAAGATAATAGGTTGAATAAGGTCTTTAATAGATAGAATGGATAGTAAGTAGTCTTTTAATATATACTCCTTAATCTTTCCGGTAATATAACCAAATAAAGGCGTTCCAGCAAGGTATCGTTTATCGTATGAAGTTACACCTCTCTTTGATTTCTCTCTAGCTACGTTTAATTTAGTAACTGCTTCTTCACCTTCTATTTCTGCATTAAGCTGTTTGAGTCTATCTGAGGAAATATTCTCGTCAAACTCAAGCTTGTAATCATAAGTAGAAATTGAAAAGATCTCATTCTTGTTAAACTCGTGCATTTCTCCAGCCATATCGTAGGTGAAGTATGAATCGAGTTTACTATCCTTCCATGTTGAAATTACCTTTGTTGGATTTTTTAAATACCTTAACTTACAAGACTTATTATCATCTGTAAGCTCCATTGCATAACTATAACTTCCATAATAAATCAACTCTGAGATGTCCGATGTAATATGTTTAATAAGCTGCATCTCATTAAGTATCCTATTGATGTCAGCCTCTGCTTCTGGATCATCTGGTAGTGAAATAATATTAGGGTTGTCTGTTATAATGAGCTCCATCAATGCGTCTTTAATTACATCAATAGAGGTCTTAGTAATGTGAAACTCCAAGTAAGACGTAAGCTCATCTATCCTTTCTAAATATCGTGTGAGTGACGTTCCAACTATCGAGTATATTTTATTGGCATCGACCCCTCCCCCTACAGAGCTGTTATATGACCCTGGAGAGATGATATTTGACTGCACTGGAGCGTAAGGCGAACCTTGTCTAGCACCCCAAGAAGTCATATTAGGAGATGAACCAAAAACTAGATTTGCGAAAGTTCTGATTGCACTCATAATTATAATTCATTTTCAGTTAGAGCAGGGACAAGGTTTTACCCTCATCCTTACCCTTTCTATTTCTACTAAACTTTTTCTTATTGTCCGTAGATAGCTTCCTGCCAAGTTCCAGAACCACCTTGAAGTTGTGTTTTCTGAGCAGCGGTAGCGATAGTGTTGTATCCAGCTGGAACTGTAACTTCAAATTTCTGTACTAAGTCGCTAGTCAAGAATTTAACTCCTTCATAAGAGAAGATTCCTGAAGCAGACTGAGTAGGGTTATTGAAGTTTCCTACCTCTGGCAAATCGTTAACTGGTAAGAAGATACCTCTAGCGATTGGAGCCATAAGTCCGTCAGCAGTTTTGTGGATAGCGTATCCTTCGAACGGCTTAACGTGAAGAGACTGGATAACTGGAACTCCATTGTAGTAACCGATCAAGTCTTCAACGTAAGCAGATTCTTTATTTTCAACGAAAGCACCTGTAACTTTAGCTGTTTTGAAGATCTCAGCAACTCTAATACCTACAACGTAAGCAGAAGATCTAACTGATTTAAATGATCTTGTAGCTAATTCAGTGTCAACTTGAGTAAGCGCGTGTTGGAACAAGTAGATGAACTGATCCATACCATTAAGCTTAATAGAGTGACCTGACAAGTCTACAGATATAGTGTTTCCTCTGTATCCATTAAGAGCCTCAACTGCAGTTTGGTTAATAAGTTTCAAGTAAGTTTCCATTACTCTCTGCTTAAGAACTTTCTTCAAGTCGATTCCCATAGATCTGTTAGCTACGATATTAGAAACCATGTTATGCTCAGCCACGATTGATTGAGGGAAAGCATTAAGTTCATAGTATCCTAATTGATCTTTTACTCTGTTGATTGGTTTTCTTGGAGTATCATATGCAACTTCAATAGAGTATTTGTGGTTAGTAGTCATGTTAGCTCCCAATTTAACTTTGATAGCTCCATTTCTATAATTTACTGAACCTTCTTTAACTCTACCAGCTGGTGCCAATAATTCTCCTTGTCCGTTGTCAGTGATTACAAATGTATCTTTAACAACTTTAGTAGCAGCATCAAACTCAGTAATAGTGATTGCCAAGCTACCTGGAACGAACGCACCTTTAGCATCCATGTAAGAAATCTCATCAGTAGCAGAACCGTCGAAAGTAGCTACGTGTTGAGCAGAGTTTACATTAGATCTCCAGTGACCAGAAACAGTATCGTACTCCATGTCTCTACCGATGTTTCTAGCTACTACAGATGGATCACCTTGTCTAGTTTGTCCAGCTAAAGTACCAGTAACAGTTTTATCAGCAGGAATTGGAGTTTCGTCGTTCCCTACAGTTACTAGGTCAAGGAATGCTAACATTTGTCTAGGCTGTTCCATACCTCTTTCTACTGCGATAAATCCAACGATAGACTTAACCATAGCAGCAACAGTTACATCAACGAACTCTTGTCCTGTAAGTCCTCCTAATTGGTTTAGACCTGTAGTACCAGAGAATGTTCTTGTATGTGCGTCTAAGTTAGAGAAAGCTTTTTGGTAAGCCTCCAATCTTTGTGTAAGGTCGTTAGAACTCAATGAAGAGCTAGCTAACTTTCTCATCAAACCTGCATCACTCTTAACCTCAGAGAAGTAGCTAGCAGATGTATTTGTATTTGTATTAATTCCGAATCTCATGTCTGTATTCTAATCTATATTTTCTATTATTAAATTAATTCGTTAATCCCTGAAACGTCAGCTTTTGGCTCTAGTCTGAACCCGTTTTCGTCCAACAATTCGTTTACGTTAGCAGCGATTTCCTCAGCTTTATCTTCAGTCTCTTGGTGGAAATCTAACAATTCTTGACCTCCCAATTCTGGATCCAAGTCAGCTAAATCTTCTCCTGTGAACTCAAGTCCTGCATCTGAGAACGCTCTAATGTAAGATTGAACTTTAACAGCTTCTACTTCTTCATCAGCAACTTCTGCGTTAGGAACTCCAGCTTCGTCAAGTGCAGCTTTTGCAGCCTCTACTGTAGCTTCTTCGTCATTAGCTCCCTCTTCTTTAGCCTCAGAGAACGCTCTTACGAATGCTCCTAGGTATGGGTTAGCGTTAAACAAAGATTGTACTTTAGTTTCAGCTTCTTCGTCTTCACTTGTTTCATCAGCAATGTCAGTAGCTAGAGAAGCCTCTTCAGTAGCCTCAGCAGCAGCCTCTTGGTCAGAAGCACCTTCAGCCTTAGCATCAGAGAAAGTTCTAGTCCATACATTCCAGTAAGTGTTAGCAAGTTTAGATTGAACAACAACAGCTTCTACTTCATCTTCGTCTCCATCAACATCACCTTCAAGAACATCATCTAAATCCTCAGAGAACATTCTTCTTCCAGCTTCGATTCCTGCTAAGTAAGCTTGTTGTTTAACTTCTTCTTGCTCTTCTTCGATATCTCCTTCAATATCTTCTAGTTCTTCAGCAAACATTCTTCTACCTGCTTGAACTCCAGCTAAGTATAGAGATTGAGCTTTAGTTTCAGCTTCTTCAGCCTCTTCAACTTGAGCAGCTGTATCTTCTAGTGCATCTTCAGCAGCAGCATCGATATCAACTTCCCCTCCTTCATTAGCTTTTTCTTCGATTTCAGAGAATAGTCTCATTGCGAAGTTATCTCTATATAAAGAAGCAAACTCTCTTGAACCTGTTTCTTCTTCTACTCTATCTGCAGCCTCATCAATGATATCCTCTAACTGATCTGCAGAGATATTTTCAGCTGGGATGATAACTGTACCGTCATTCAACTCACTGAAGTATCTTTTCATGTATTTACTCATTATAATGGTTTATTTTTGTTAATTTTGTTATTCTATTATTTAATTTTCACTGTCTTCTACGAATCTTTTGAATAGGCTTAACTTTTCCTCAGGCATAGCGTCAAAGAATGATACCTTAAGAAGTCCATTATCATAATCCATTGAATAGGCTCCTACATCTAAATTCTCAATAAACTCCTCTACTACATCTAAATCATCACTGTCGAGGTCGTTAATGTAAAACTCTGTAGTCTCATCTATTCCTACTACTTTTGCTGGTTTCTTCGGTTCATCAATTACCACTATAGCATTATCCTCTTCCGGTAAGTCGTCTCCTTCTAATAAAGACTGTAGAATAACTCTATCTTGTAGCTGTCCACTTACTATAGGTTGTCCTCCTCCTCTTTGTAACTTATCTATTCCTAATTTCTCAAGTATCGCATTAACTAGCAAAGTGTAGTATTGTTGGATTTGAGATGTGAGGTTTCGTGGCAGGACTCCATTTGATCCGTGATTAGCCTTATTGATTAATTTTGAAAGTTGCATACCTATTCTAGTGATCTCTCCTGAACCCGCTCTTGAAAGTCCTAGAATAGTGTTTAAATTTCCTCCTGATTGTGACATCTGACTCTTAGCGAGCATTATCATCCTAGTTAACTCTGAAGAAACATATGTGACAACTGTATTAATTTCGCTCTGTGCTGTATCTGGTTTAAGGCTTCTAACATACTTTCTAACGGACATCATGAGGAACCTAAATTGATTCTTAACGTCCATGCTCATGTATCCAATAATCGCCTTCATATTTAAGTTTACACTGGCAAATTCTCTTGTCTCTGCTTCGTTGTCTTCAAAGTCTTCACTCTTAAGGATTCGTCTCATTTCAGTCTCAGAGTCAACATTAGAGGAAAATCTTCTGTCTTCAACCTTTGCTTCTCCGCTATCTAAAAGCTCGGTTATCTCTTCGTCTGTGTATTTCTTGAACTCCATATTAATATCCGTATTCCTCTAATTTTGACATCAATCTGTTATAACTATCTTTGACGTCATCTGGTGAATCGGCAATCTCGTCATGTAATATCACCATACATTCTTTCTTTGGATGGAAGTCTAACCCAAGGGAATCGGAAAGCATTCTAACCGTTTCTTCTTTGTTGTTATCATCTATTCTGAAAGTGTATTGTACGGAATTATCATCATTAGAGAATACCTTTGTGAAGCTTTTAGAGTGTAGTTTAAATCCACTATCTCTCTTAGCTTTAATTGTTACTTCTATCATATCTCTAAAATATATTCTGCATCAAACTTACTTGCGCTGCTCTAGCTTTATCTTCCTGAACACTATCTTTTGCATATAACCCTTGGAGCATATCTATCTGTCTGCCCATGGATGATTTAAGTGATAGTGATGCTGCGTGTTCAAGATCCTCTGACATATTAAGCAAACAGGAAGCTACGGCATCAGCAAGGTCTTTACTAAATTTACCACCCCCAGCTACTGTTGAACCTCCTGAATTAGCGTTAGAGATGTGGTCAATCTTCCCGTCTATATATTGTAAGTAGGTTAGTTCATTCTTCAGCCACTTAGAGCTTGGTATCTTTATTCTATTAGTGTAAATTGTGTTCTTTAAGTTGTTATACCCTACGTCTGTTCTATCAAGTGAAATGTATTTAGTAGGGATCTTTAAGTGTTCTAATTCCTGCATTAAGAGCTTACTCTGAAACTGGTCACAACTTACTCCTCCAATCTCATAGTTCTTATTTAGCTCCATTATCAGGTCTTTTATTTTAGCGAGTGAGGTTTCCTGTCCTGGCTTTCTTCCTATACCGCATACTGTATTAATTATAAATGTAGGCTCTTTCATCTTAGGGTTATTAGGGAAAGGATAAATATACTCGTCAAAATATCCAATCGCTATACCTGCTAAGTCGTTTGAAGTAGCTAAGTCGAGTCCTACATATACTACTTTATTTTTTGGTATTCTAGATAGTGAGGTGTCAAGTTGTGAATATATCCTGTCCTCATTGTCATAAAAGTCTACCTCTATAACGTCTTTATTTAAGTGAGGCAGGTTGAATACTTGAGATAACTTAGATTTGTCCTTAAAGAAATATCCTCCTCCAAGTTCATGTGTAACTCCTGCGTGGTCTCTTAAAGCTTTTGCGGTGTTATTCATGAAAGGTACTCTAAGTTCTTCTGGTACTCTTATGACTTTATCTTTATCGAATTTAGGGTCAAGGTTTTCTGGTTTAAAGCTATCTGGAAACACAAACGGGTCATTCATCTGGTCTCCGCAGTAAACATAAAACTCTCCCTCAACAAAGTATCTTCCTGGCAAGTGTTCTTTAGCTTTCCACTCACTCATCTCTACATTATAAATATCAGGGTTTGTGGATAGAAAGTCATTAACTACCGATACTCCTGATTCTGATGGTGATGAGTCGAGTACAATTAAAGTGAAGTATTTTCTAACATGTCCAAAACGCCCGGTAACCCTTCCTATTAGTGATTCAATGGCGCCTTTAGCTCTAGCGTAGTTATCCCAGAAGTTTACCTCCGAAAGTACTGCACAAATAAGGTCACCCCCTAGAATTGATTTGATGTTCCTCTCTCCACCAATCTTGTAGTCTAGTATGTTGTGCGATACCATTCCAGATTTCCAGTAAGGTGATTGTTCTTTGATAGTTGCTAGTGGTTCTTTAAAGTCGGATATCGTTTTCTCCATCTTTGTGTGAACCAGACCCATAACCATCTCCTTACCCGTCATCCCCCTTATAAAATCTTGGTTATCTAGGTGGTTAATTCTACACTCTACATACGACATCATAATAGTTGAAACCGTTGACTTCCCGCATCCTAAGGCACACGAAAGCGTAACTATAGGGTGTCCAATATGAAGTCGAGTTGGGAATATATCTTCAAGTACTGGCATCCACGCTGGGTATAAAGCCTTACCTGACATTCCTGTTTCTTTAAGCCCCAAGTAGTCATTGTCCATTAAATAGGTACTAATCTTAGGTGGTAGTTTTCTGTAACCGAGTATCTTAGCTAATGCCTTCATCTCATCCGTTACATCATCATTAGAGAAAGGGTCATTTAGCCATCCTCCATATTTAGCCCTTAGTTCTTCATCTGTTAAATTTTGATCTTCGGGCTTCTTACTTCTTGCTGGGTGGTTTGATATTCCCATGGTCTCTCATTCATTTATAAGCAGGACAACTCGGGGCGAACCCCAAGCTGTCACTATTGTTATTTACTTTAAAACTCAAGAACATCATTTGTCAGGCGGATAACCAGCATATCGTCTAATAAAGTTGATACATATGGTTCTAAACCTGGATCTAGTTCCTCTATTGTTTCTAAAATTTCCTCTTGATAATCTGCTACAGACTCTCCTCTTACCTCTATTGCATTAATATCAAACAAGCTCGTGAAAGTGAAGTCTGCATCCTTATAGATTTTTCTGAGTTCTTTAATTAAGCTGTTATGATTAGGTTTTATATTTGAGGATTGGTTATTATAATTTACAACTGGAACAAATGTCTCTGGCCCTAGTATGATTTGTGCCCCGTCTGGATACTCGAAAAGTTCTCTGCCATCTCCTACACTACGAACCTTCTTTAGTATTAGTGATTGAGGTCTAGTCTCTTCTCCTTCTAACGGCTGTTCCTCTCCTTCTCCCTGTGGCGGCATCTCCCCTTCGTAACTTTCTTCTTCAGGGTAACCTTCTTCTCCTTCTGGTGGACCTTGTTGCTGTTGTTCCTCCATTTGTTTAGCTTCCTCTTCCTTCTTCTCCCTT